AAAGAGTGGCTTAATCAGAAAATCGACGAGGAACTAAAGGAATAGAGCGTTTCGCCCCTACCACAGTTTGAAAACGCTCTACACTGGCACACACCAAAAGGAGTATGCAGATATATTGTATCTCTTTTTGGTGCTGTTGTCAAACACTGAAAGGAGATTTTTGTTATGAGCGAAAAAGAGAAGAAAGAACACGCCGACAAGCTGAAAGACGGTATCAAAGAGTTTCTGGATTGCATAGACACTGATAATGACTTTGGACAGCACATTATCAAGCTGCTTTACGGAGTTGTCCGTAGCGGTTTTATGGAATATGGTGTTGGAAAGAAGAAAGGCGGTGTCAAGGCATGAGGGGAAAGAAATGGTACATCAGAGAAGTTATCTGTATTATGCGGCAGATTGACAATACTGTTATTCTTATGAAGATTTACACGCTTGCAAAGACGCACCTTGAAATCTTGAGAGAGAAAGAAGGTGCGGTATGACAGAGCATAGAGTTATTGAACCGCACATCAAGCAAGCCATACACCGCAGACAGAATAAAAGATGTGCGTATTGTGGCAGACACCGCAATATAAAATACATGACAGCAGACCACATCATACCGTTATCAAAAGGTGGCACAGATGATGTTTCAAATTTACAATGCACTTGCAGTTCATGCAACAACTTAAAGGGCGATATGCTACCTCACGAATTTACAGTGTTTATACGCAATATGCTCGAAAACAGCATGAGGATTGAGAAAGGCGGTGCTGTGTGAATGGGGAAATTTCAAGATTTGACAGGTCAAAGGTTTGGGGCATTAACGGTAATAGAAAGGTCTGCAAACAATAAAAGAGGAAATACAATGTGGTTATGCAAGTGCGATTGCGGTAAAACCTGCATTGCACTCGGTTACGATTTAACACATGGAAGAACAACATCTTGCGGATGTGCATATATGCTAAAAGGAAAACCGTCACCAAAAAGAAAAAATCTTATCGGAAAAAGATACGGAAAATTAACAGTAATTGGGCTTGATGATAAAAGAGCGAAAAATGGCGGCTTGATGTGGATATGCAAATGCGACTGCGGAAATACAAAAAGCATTCAAGCCGCACAACTTCTTGGCGGCGGTACAAATTCTTGTGGCTGTTCTCAATTTGACAATATGGAAAAGCAAGATATTGTTGGGAAAAAATTTGGAAAACTTACAGCAATTAAAAGGGTTGAAAACAAAGGGAAACATCTCTATTATCTTTTTAGGTGCGACTGCGGAAAAGAAAAAATAATTTCAAAAGAAGCGGTTGTTGAGGGAAAAACCAAAAGCTGTGGTTGTTTGCAACGTAAATCGCCGTCAAACTTTAAGGACTTGACAGGTAGACGTTTTGGAAGATTGGTTGTTCTTGAAAGAGCAGAGAATTATGTTTCTCCTTCTGGAAATCGTTCATCTCAATGGCTTTGCCAGTGTGATTGTGGAAATACAACCGTTGTAGCAACAAGTAGCCTTACTTGTGGAATTACATCTTCTTGTGGCTGTAAGGCTGTGGAAACCACAAAAGAATTATGTACTACTCATGGAATGACAAAAGAGAGAATTTACCATTTGTATTATTCTATGAGAGCAAGGTGCTATAATACAGAAGCAACATCTTATAAAAAATATGGTGCTAAGGGTATAACGGTTTGTGATGAATGGTTGGGAGAGAATGGCTTTATCAATTTCTACAACTGGGCTATGGCGAATGGGTACAAGGAAAATTTAACACTTGACAGAATTGATGGAACAAAAGGCTATTCCCCCGATAATTGTAGATGGGCTACTTACAAGGAACAAGCGAATAACACGAAAGCAACAGTATTTCTGACATATAAAGGAGAAACAAAGCCCGCTTCTGAATGGGCTGAAATTACTGGAATACCGCAACATTGCATAACACAAAGAAGGCTTAGAGGTTGGACTGACGAAGAATGTCTTACAATAAAACTGAAAGGAAGGAGAAACAAATCATAGGGCGGTTACGCCGCCCTACTTTTTAGAAGTGAATACATCAAATTGTCAAGAAGTGTTATGAGGTCTGTTCCGTAAGTAGCCACCCAATTTGCGATATATTCTTCTTCTTGGATTGGTATGTGTATTGAGTAAGAAAACATGAAGCAGTGGACGAGTTCATGAGCGATAATTTTTCTTAAAAACGCTCCTCTTGGTAATGTTGATACGTAAACCGCTCTATCGTTCCAATCCGTAACGGCGTGAGTTATTGAGCCATTACTTCTCCTTAACTTATCACTATGGGGATTTACGAATAAAATATCCCATGCAATGCCATTTATTTCAAACAACCATATCACCTCCAGCAATACCTTTGTGACCGTCTGTAAGGCTCAAATTTGAATTTAATTTGGTTTTGGATAGATTTATCCATAAAACGCAAAACAAGCCTTAAAACGTCAAATAAACGCTTTTGGAAAAGGGGAGAAATAATCTCCCCTAATCATTTTCGTTACTTTGCGAAAAATACTAACTTATCTTCTGGAATCTCGTCATTCCCTTTGTCTTTACCATGTTCTTCATCTCTGGCGGAGCGTCCTCAAGCATTTCGTCAATCTCGTCAAATACGACATTTAACATCTTTTCGGCTTCACGCATGGTTAATTGTTTATCTTCTGGCGTATTCCCTTTATGCTTTTCCTTTGTTTCCTCATATCCACGCTTTGCACGTTCGTAACGTGAATTTCCGCCCTGACTTCTTCCTCTACTTTCTCCGTCACGATAGCCGTCTTCATATCCTCTGCGTTGCCCTTCATCAAAACCTTTTGTCTGACCGTCAGAGTAACCCTCGCTGTAACCACGGGAAGAACCACCAGAGTTACCGCCAGAATTACCGCCACTCATGCCGGAATTTCCAGACCGACCGCTTGTGCCACCGCTATTGCCCGATGAGCCACTAGAGCCGCCACCGCTAAAATACATGCGCCCTGATGCACGATCAACATCACGCCAATATTCAGCCGGGTACATCTTGTAGCCCTCAATGTCCATACGGTAATCCATAGGCATCATTTCCTCGTACCCACGCCTGCCGCTGTTGCTTCTTCGTCCGTCTCCACGTCTCATAAACCGACCAGACGTGCGACTTCTCGGCTGTCCGCTGTAAAATCTCTTTTCCCCTTCTTCTTCGCCGTATTCTTCTTTCAGCATTTTCAGAAAGTATTCATTTTCTTTCTTTTCGTCTTCCTCTTCTTTTTCCTTTTCCTTAGCTTCTCTTGCGTCCTTTTCTGCGCAACACAAGTCTTTTATCATATCAATCACATCAGGAATCGCAAAATCACCAACATTACTTTTGTTTTCGTTAATTGCGGAAAGTGTACATTCCGTCAACTTTTCAACCATTTCATGGATTCTCTTAATATGCATAATCTCTTATCCTCCTTTCCTTATGCTCCCGGTGTCGGCGTAACTGCCGGAGCAGTACCGTCAACCGCTGGCAAATTGTTGTTCGGCTGACACGCCGGGTTCCCAAGCATCTTGAATGTCGCCCCTGTTGCCGTAGTTTCCACGCATACACTGTACTTGGTTCGGGTACGCACACCACAAGCCGTTACGGGTCTGCAACATCTGTTCACAAGCGGATATTCAACCGTTCCCGTACCTACTGTAAACACCACATTTGCCCCTATCGTTGTATCTGTCGGGATTGTCTGTGCCAAAATAATACAATATTTTGAGTTGTTCTGATAACTTCCTGCCGGAAGATTCACCGTAAGCGTGCCCGGTGCGCCCCCAGTTCCTGCCGTAAACGTGATTGACTGGCTCAAAACCAATCTATCGCACAGCCTACATACATTTTTACAAGCCATATATTTAACCTCCATTTCTCCAAATAAAAAACTACCAACCTCCTATTGGCTGGTAGTTTCTTCGTCAAATATATTCCTGTTACTTTGTAACCATTTGAGAAAAGGTAAGCTGTGAAATTCTGGCGAGTCCTTATCTTTTAATTTGTATAAGTTATTACATACATATCCACAAATTAAATCTGCCATTTCGTACTCGTTTTCACAGTTTTTAATTCGTTCAAAATTATTCATTAAATCACCTCTTGACGATATTTTACACCAGCCAATATTCAGTTGTCAATGTGCAAAGCAAAAGGGCAAGACTGTTACATCTCGCCCCTCTGCGTATCTCAACCCAACAATTTGTGGGGAATAATCAGCCGATTTCGGCGAGTTTTTTCAAGATTTCTTCCTGATTTTTAATAATCTTCTCAAGATATGCCTTGTTCTGGTGTTCTAACGCTCGCATGATGTCATCGTTTGACGACTGCTGGACATTCATCTGAAAATCCGCCATTTGCAGGAACGTGTCAAACATCGTCAGCATATCTATGAAAGACCACCGCCCGTTACCGTACATTAGCAGCAACCGCCGCCAGCACAGCCACAGCCGTTATTGCCATAGCCAGCGTAGTTCACTGTGCCGCAGCAGTTAGTCGGGAAAGTGACAGGCTGCGGGGGCTGAACAATGTAAGCCGCTGTCGGGCATTCAGCACCAGTCTTTCTAAGAATTTCCGCCTTGTTCGCATCCATAGCTGCCATAAGCACATTGTTCTGTGTTGCCTGACTTGCGGAAAGTCTAAGAGCCTGATTTTCGCTCTGCAAGGTAGCAATCTTATCCTGACACAGATAATCAAGGATTGCCCTTGTTCCTGCGTTGTTGCTCTCGATAATATCTCTTGTATTGTTGTTCATCTGATTTGTGATAGCACAGGTATTGGTTGCCATGTTGTAGTTTACACCGTCAATGGCTCTCTGTGTTGCACAGCAGCAATCCGAAATCTGCGTCTGGATTGCGTTCTGTCCCTGCATATTTGCTACAGCCGCATTATTGATAGCCTGCTGTAAACCGAAGTTTCCCTGCATGATGTTTGTGTTCACACTGTTAAAGCCCTGACACAAGCTGTTCTGAATACCGCTCTGTGCGTTCAGAATCGAAGTGTTAACCGCATAAAATCCGTCACAAAGACCGCTGTTAATTCCGTCTAACTTGCCAAGGATTGCCTGCGTGTCAAACCCACGCTGAATAGATGCGTCCGTGTAGCTGTTGCCAACCACATAAGGTACTGCACCGCCGTTTCCGCCGTTGCCTCCCCAGCCGTTGTTGCCCCAACCGAAAAGCAGGGCAAATACAACCAGAATCCAAATCCAGTCGCCGCCAAAGCCATTCATTCCGCCGTTGTAACAACCGCCGCTGTTGGCAGGCTCCACGTTCATGGTTACGGGAATACCGCAATTTCCACTGTTAAACATATTGTTTTCTTCCTCCTTTATGGATATATTTCATAAAGAGGAACCGGTTTTTAATGTGCGCACAACCTCAATATGTTCAAAGCTTCGGTCCGCATGAAAAACCGCATAAAATCAAGGTTTTTCACGGATTGACTGCCAAAAATGACCGTTTTTCGGTCCGGTACTTATTTCACCCCAAACTGTTGCATAAGACCATTCCTTACATCGTCAACAGTTGTTCCTTTTTCTTTCGCAAGGTTCTCAGCCATAGACTTCAAACCGTCAATATTTCCGCTCTGAAACATCTCCATGGCGTTCATTGCCATAGGGTTTTGTACTATCTGGCTGTTTCCCATCATATTTTTTATCATAGCCTGCGGATTGCCGCCGCCTTTCATCATTTGAAAAATAGACATTATAGGGTTCATTCCTCATCAGCTCCCTTCTTTGCCCTTGATGTAGTTTTTGAATTTGTAGCACCCATAGATTTCTCTATACTGTCAAGCCTTGCAAGAATATCCTCTCTCAAAGCCCTCACGTCCTCATTTAAGGCGTTAAAATCCATTTGTGGTATATTTGTACCATCTGCATTGTTTTCTGCCTGTACAGGGCGATAAACGACCGTTTGAATAGTTCCGTTTGCCGTCCAAGACCGTACTTGCAACTCTGAACCGTCAGCTTTCGGAAAAAATGCCGCACTGCCATTCATGGGCACATCGTTTGCGGTCAGCTCAGAAAAATCATTGACAATCTTTCCAAAAATGCCTTGTGGTTGATTCTGCTGTATAGGCTGTTGCACAAACTGATTCTGCTGACTAAATTGTGGATACTGCTGTTCCATCTGTATAAGCCTCTGTTGTGGACTTAGCATAGGGCTGTATCCGTTTTGATATGGACTATTCATCATCGGTTGGGAATAATTCGGATATGATTGCATAAGGATTTTCCTCCAATATATTTTCTAAGATTTCTTCGAACACATGGACGGCTGTAGCTTGTGTCCCTACGGGGATTTTTTGCATTTCTGGGTGAGAAAAAAATTTCTCTAAAATAAAGTCGCTAAACATATTCAATCTCCTTTGTGGAAATTATCGCATAAAAAAATGTGACAGAAACGACTTGTTTCCGCCACATTAACGACATATATTATTGTTTTACTTTTGTGTTAAATGCTTTATCTACGCTCCACCCTCTATCAAGCCTTGACTGCAATGTTCCATATCCCATTTTCAAAATTCTTGCCCATTCGGCTAAGGTATGCGTTTCTCCGTCATATTCTATATACCTATTTGAACGCTTATTATTTCCTTGTTCTCTTACCGTAGACCATCGACAGTTTTCTGGACTGTAATCTTTGTTGTTATCAATTTTATCTAACGTCAATCCTTCCTCATATCCGTTTTCTTTTGCCCATTTCATAAAATAAAACACACCATGCTCTTGCTTCCATTCTTCGCAAACTCCGATTCCCCTTCCACCGTAATATTTATAATTATCCGAATTGGGATTGTAACATCTTCTAAGCATTTGATAATATATTCTATATAGTCTATCTTTGATATTTCCGTCTATACCAGCCATTTCCTTTAATTCTTTGTACATCTTAATCTTTTGCCTTTTTCTCTCATTTGTACCTTTTCTCGCCATTGTTATTCCAAATTTACAATTAGATGGCTCAAAATCCTTGCTTTTGTCTATTCTCTCCAAATACAGACCATCTTTGTATCCATTATTTAACGCCCAATTTCTAAAATTTTCTCTATCATGCCATTCTTCGCATACTTTAATCCCTCTTGCACCAACAGTCTCATATCCACTAATTTTAGGATTATAGCAGTAACTCATAATATTATAATGTATTTGATTTAATGGTTTTCTTGCCATTTTTAACACCTCACTTTTCTTTAATTATAACATACTTTATAAAGTATTGCAACATACTTGTAAAAGTATTATACTGTTTATTAAAAATGGAGGTTTGTTATGGCGAAAACAAAAACATCATCAGAAGTCAAAAACCGTTGGAACGAAAAGAACTATGACAGAATAACGATTATGGCGAAAAAAGGAAAAAAAGAAGAATGGGGGAAAATGGCAAAAGAAAAAGGGTTTAATAGTTTGAATAGCTATCTTATAGACTGCATAGAAAAATCTGGTTCTTAAACCAGATTTATATTTTTCATCTTCAATTTTATATTTTTAATCCTCCTGTCAACCGTCCTTGTTGACATCTGCATAACATCAGCAATCTTTACTATGGAATAATTCTTTGTCAGCATGTCGAAAATCTGTTCTTCATCTTCTGTCAGATTCATCTTGCCTTTATATTCTTCCGATTGTTCCCTTGTTAAAAAACTTAAATTCATAAGAAAACCTCCTATGAATTTATTCTACAAATAAAATAAGATAGATAAAAGGTCGTTATTGTGTGGATAATAGGTGGATAATAGACGCTTTATAGACACATATTAGATTAAAAAATCATAAAACCCAGCCGTTTCCCTACATTTTTTAGTTTCTCTACTTACTATAATAATACCGATTTATATAGGAAGTGCTAAACAGTAAAAAACACTTTCACATTATCATTCAAAATAACAACTTTTTCAACACACTGTTTTAACGCTTTGTTCTTTTCTCGAGAATTCAGTTTTTCCCATACATCGGAAATGCGCCTAATTTTATCAATTTTCTCCACATCAACACCCCTTTCAGCATCTTTAAACATAGACAATTCCATTTTTAAATCCGAAACCCTATTCTCTTCCTCCTGTATCAGTTCCATGAGATTGTCACTCTCTTTTTCAGCATACAACGAATAATATTTCTTAATCTTCGTATTGGATTTCTTGATAGCATCTTCAATAATTTCGGCTTTACTTTCGGTCTTCTGCGTTTCCTCGACATTAACCGAAAATCTCTTAAAAGCATCCTCAACCTCTGCTTCGATTTCGCTTGCCCTTACCTTATCATTATCGCAATTTGGGTCTTTTATCATATACTCTTTCCCGTGTTTATATTGTGAGTAGCATACCAATTTATGATATTTCCCCCACTTCTGATACCGCATTCTCGCACCGCAAACGCCACAATAGCAAAGCCCGGTTAAGATATTGTCATTCGTTACATGGGAATTTGTATGACGCTTCTTCATGCACTCCTGTGCCTGATAAAAAGTATGTTCATCTACAATTGGCTCATGCAATCCCTTATATTCCTCTCCCTTATACTCGATAATTCCAATGTTTGACTTTCTCTTAATTATTTGTGTTACAATCCTCTCTCCTTTAAAACCAAGCATTTTCGATATTCGTTCGCAGGAATAACCGTCAATATACAGTTTGTATGCTTTCCTTACAATCTCCGCTTCATCTTCCTTCGGGTGCAATATACCATCATTTCGGTCATAGTAATACCCATACGGTGTTCTGCCACCGCCCATCCATAAGCCTTTTTTGACGCGTTCCTTCATCCCTGCCCTTGTACGCATATAGATGACTTCCCTCTCATACTGCCCCATAATGGCATTGACACCAATCATAACCTTGTCCATAGGGTTTTCAAACTTTAAATCCTCTGTCATGGAAACGACTTGTACGCCATATTTTGGCAGGAAACGATACAAAAGGTTCAGCGTGTCAATCACATCTCGGCTCATTCTGTCTAGCTTGTAGATAAATACCTTTGCAATCAATCCTTTCTCGCTGTCGTCAAGAAGTTCTGTTATCTGCGGACGGTCTAATTTGCTTCCACTATATCCTCCGTCTATGTACCACTTGTCAATAACCACTCCTTCCCTGTTGCAGTAGTCAAGTATCTTCTGTTTCTGCATATCCAAGCCATATTTCTCCGTCTGCGCTTCGGTTGATACCCTCAAATATGCCACATTCTGTTTTCTCATTGCCAAATCCTCCTTAAAAGGGAAATGGCTAGGTTTTGTACTAGCCATTATACCCTATATTCCGACATATTTCAAATGATTATTCCTCCCATAAACCTAATTCTTGCAATTCCGCTTTCAGAGTTTCATAGTCGCACAAGTGAAGTTCTGGAAATTTTTCATCAGACATAGCGACAAACTCTCTTAATTTCCGCCCGTTCCATGTTGTTTTTAACATTTCATCATCACGCCTTCATAGGGATTTGAAGCTGAACATACCGCTACTACGCATACCTTTTATAAATTCCTTAACTTCTATTTCGTTTTCATAATGACTATCACAATAAACAGGCGGATATTTGCATTTATCGTAGTAGTCACAAGGTTTCCCCATGCACTCACACATGAATTGTTCTGTATGTGTTTCTGTATAGATTTTACTCATACTGCTACCCCTTTTTCTTTCTTCTCTTTCAATTTCTCTGCCAGAATCCTCTTGACAGTTTCGCTTCGTATCTCAATCTTTGCGATTTCCTCTTTTGCGACACGCTTTCCATTGACATAATATGTAGTCATACGCACCTCCAAAAGAATTTTATTACTATTATATGTTTCAAATGCTTGCTGTAGAACGGGTTTTAATCGTCAAAATTCTGCAACAAATTCGCATTTTCATACACATTTCCTATAACTTCAATTCTGCTACCGATGCCAAACTCAAAATATAGAAGTTCATCTATGCTTTGCAAACCAAACCTTGCAGTATCGCAAACCCACATAACAACAAAAGCTCTCTTTTTTCCGTCTATACGAACAATGTCTTTCTCGTAAATTTCTTGCTTGTTCTTATCCTTAACGCCTATGTACTGCCCGACTGTATCTGGGTCTACTTCATATTTTGTTGGCAAGTCAGCACAAGCAGGGTAATACATATACTGTATTTGTCCTGTATAAATACAATGTCTTGAACCATGTTTGATATAATACCCTTCAACCCATTCTCCGTTATCAATACGTTTCCCTCTAAATTTAATTTCTCTGCTCATTTCCTGCCTCCATTTCCAAAAATCAGTTTATTTTCATTTCTCCAAAAATCACATCCCGGAAGATACATAATCTTCCCTATGCTCTCCATACGTTTCTCATAGCATTTCTCGCAAACACCCTTACCGCCCATAACCTTATCTTTTCCGCATATATAGCAAATTCCATATGCCACACGCTCCGAACGGTCAATGTCGGCTTTCTTTGCGTTCCTCTTATTTCGTATCTTTGCAAGGCATTTTGCACATTTTGTTTTCCCTGCAACCGCCTTTTCGTGCTTACAGTATGTGCAGATACCCATTTCTTTCAATCTGTTGTATTTCTCTAAATCCCGTTTCTTTCGTTCCTCTGAATTTCTCTGCCTGTTCTTCCTGCTCTGTTTGCTGTCCTTATCGGCGCATTCCAAACACATAATCTTGTGCGGTTCTGCTGGATTTTTGTGACAGCGGACACAAATTTTCAAATCCTTGTAAAAATGGTATTCCTCATATCGTTCTGTCATAATCCCTTGGAGTAAAGCCAGCTTTATTGTGCGCACAAACCTCTCTTTACCTCCATATTCTTAGAATAAACTTAATTGTGTTTCGTCAAAACCAACCTTTTCCGTCACTAAAACACACCCATATTGTCTTAGCCTCTCAACCCTATCTTTCTGTTTCAAGTTTGCCATAAAATTATTGTCAACCTCCGGCGGTGTGGGGAGATAGTATTCTTCTGGAATTTCAATGCCCTCTTGACTGCATATTTCAGAAATTTTCTTCTTGTAATAAAGAATATGGTTTCTGACAAGGTTCATGTTGCATCCATCTGCCCATGCAGGGTCGCTACAACCGTTTTTGTTTATGAATTTCCAACGGTTTATAGAATCTGCAATGCCTTTTCTGCAATCGTCAAATTCTTGCTTTGGGGTCTTTTTCTTCATACTTTCCTCGCCTCAATAACCGCCATTTTATCAACTTCGATATTATGCCTGTCCTTGTCATGTCCCCTAACCCAAATAAACTTAATATCCGCAAACTTCTCTTTCTCCGCCATAAGTTCCTTCCATAACTCCACATTCTTCTTAATCTTAAAATTCCCATTTAGCGTTTCGACCACATACTTACTATCCGAAAATACTTCTACTGGAATAGACTTGTCCGTTATGGCTCTCATGGCTTGCAGTACAGCGGTCATTTCCATGAAATTATTCGTCTTTCCTTTATCGCCGCCGGATTTCATTAACTCATGCCCTCGGTAAATCAACTTGCAAGCCCATCCGCAACCGCTATCGGGACTTCCGTTGTTTAGAGCTGAACCGTCTGTGTAGACTGTGATTTTATCCATGATTTTCCCTCCCCAATTCCTTCATAAATTTTCTGTGATATTTTGCGTATCAACTCATTCAACAATGCGGACTGGTTTTGATTTCTCTCTATCAGCGACATAATATCATTCAATGAAAAGTCCATATCTACATCATCAAGGAATTTGCAGACAAGTTCTTTCTTTTCCTCTCGGTCAAGTGGTTTCACCTCATGCTTTAGTGAAAATCGCCTTAACAACGCCTCATCTATTCTGTCCATGCGGTTTGTTGCCGCAATTACAACAATGTCATTCGTCAGCCTGTCAAACTCCTGCATAAGCGAAATTGTTACCCTCGCCATTTCTTCGTCTGAACCACCACCCGAATCTGACCGCCTTATGCTGATACAGTCGATTTCATCAAGCATAAATACGCATGAGTTTGATATGGCGTAATTAAAAGCCTTGTTGATATTCTTTGATGTATTTCCCATGTAACTATCTACTAAACTTGAAAAATTCAGATAGCAAAACGGTAATCCCATTTTATAAGCCACATACCGAGCGAAAGTTGTCTTTCCTGTTCCGCTCTCTCCATAAAGCAATGTAGAATTTAAGTACGGTATTCCCATTTCCATAAGACGGTCATTTACTTTCTTCATGCGTACAATATTTTCAAATACTGCTCTTTCTCTTTCTGAAAGATAATATCTACCCTCTTTGAATGAATTTGACACATCTTCCACGCATAGGATAGATTTCAAATCATAAGGCAGTTCAATCATGTTGCCGCCGGAACTTTCCAAAATCTGCTTATATTTCTTGCAAAACCATGCGTTCTTTTGCGTGGTGTCTTCGGCAACGCAAGCAATAGCACACTTCTTAGCTTGTTGCATATTGTTTTCCGATACCGCCCTTATAAGTTGCTGTTGATTACTCGTTAGACCCATTATCTTCACTCCCTCCCATAGTTTTCAGAAGTTTTACATACCATGTGTTTTCAATATCCTCTTTCGATATGCCCTTAAAATCCTCTATGGATTCAATCTCACGCCACCAACTTTCACACCCATAGATGATTTTCTTTAATTCTGGCACGAAGATAGCAGGATTGTTCATAGTTCTGTTTGTCAAAATTCCCGTATCTCTGCTATATGATGTTGTTATGGAGATAGGCAAATCTCCTAAATAAATACCTATGTACGATTTCCCCTCATACTCTTTACCGCATGGGGAAATCTCACACAATGCACCGCACTCATGCCCTAAACCAGAAGTATCAATCTCCGCATTTTCGATTCCCTGAATGGTAAGTGGATATTCGATAAACTTTGAATCAAACCGCTTACATTGTTCGCATTGTTCCTTTGATACCGTCTTTATTTTGTCATCTTCCCAACCATCAACCACACAATGCCAATTTGGCATATCAGAAATAGATGGGTGACAAAATCTGCAACGCTCTTGTTTTGTTTTTACTTCAATTTTCTTTGTTTTCATTCCTCATATCCTCCAATCTTTCCTTGTATCTCTCTGGCATTGGTACGCCATCATGTTTCATCTCTAACGCCTTGATTTCGGCTTGTTTCCTCTCGCTGGCACTTTCTATGGCTTGCTGTTTTGCCTTTTCCTCAATCGTATCAACAAATGCAAGTGCTATTTTTCTTGCGAATATATCATTGTTCGTCTTGTATTTCTTATGAAATTCGCTTGTAGTCTCAATGACTTTCTCCCAATATTCGTCATTTTCCTCTGGCTGCCAAAATTCTTGACAAATTTTCCAAAATTCTGTGAACATCTGCCATTCTTCCGAACCTTTTTCAAATCTCTTACTTGCCATTCAATCCCTCCAATTCATAGATTTTTCTTCGGATAAGTACACATATCCAATCCGCTCTATCCATTTCATCCTGGCAAAATCCGTAATCTTCTGGAAATTCGCCTTGCAAATCCTCCCATTCCGCATATTGTTCCATAAGCTGACTCTGCTTTTCTTTGAGAAATGAAATTACAATATCTTTTATTGGCATATCCATCCCTCCTAAACAGTATAAGTCTTGTCTTTTGGCTGCGCATTTGCCCTATCCTTTCCTTTTGTATATTCCTTTACAAATACAACCTTTCCGCTTTTATAATGTCTGTAATGCCCTCTCACGCTCCAACAAGGGCATTGTATTCCACTTGACACGTTTTGATTGTTTGGTTTTTCTCCTAAGTAAAAATACTTACAAATATCTTTCATCAGAAAAATATTTTTATCTGCATTTTCATCTGTTCTTTTTATTTCCAACTTGTTCATACTTGCCCTATGATTTACTTCTTTCGTAACTTTTTCTCTCGTTTCCAATCTCGACATTATGAAGCGCATAATATTATCTATAAATTCTCCCCTATTGTAATTATCTCCATCAGTCCCAGTAAGATAAAAATCGGTTCCGTTTTCCGATTCATAACTCATACGGTAGTCTTTTGGCTCTTCATATCTGTCTGAATAATTGATTAAATCAATAAATCCAAACCAAATGTCGCTAGGATATAATGGGTTATTTTCGTACTCTTGGAAATGCTCTAATGTTGGACTATTTATTTTAACAATCGTTTCAACTCTTCCCCAAAAATCATCTTCAAATATCAATTTAAACTCATCAAAAATGAATTGCGGATAGCCGCATATGAAGCATTTTTCTATGTATGGATAAACATTTTCCACATAATTTCCAACAATTATTGTATTCATATCATCCCTCCAATCAGTCAAACGGCGTTTCTTCGTTTATAGCGGCAAAACCGTCATAATTCTTGTTCCACCCATAATCTAAATGCAAATCATCGCCCTGCCCGTAAATCCGCTTTGATTTTTCATCATAGTCCAATATGTAGCCCTTTGTTTCTGTCTTTCCGAACAAGCGGTTTTTCGATACCTTGCAAAGCCTTTGGGTTGTCTCTATTTCATTATTTTTCTCATAGGATATCGTAACCATAGCAAGATTGGAAATATCGCTTGAACCGCTTATTTCGTCGTTCTCATTCGTGGAAAAATTATTCTTCCTCTTATGTGCCACAAGTAAGATTAAAGCATTATGCCTTGTTGCCAGTCTTGCAAGTTTCTTTACGAATAATCCCTGTCTTTCGTATTTATCACTTCCATACGAGACTTCCAAATCTATTGCGGTCATCAGATTGTCAAGTAAAATAACCTTAACGCCATACTGCATAATCACGCTTTCTGTAACAGTGACAAGGCTTTCCTGCTCGTCATTTTCAATGATGGAATTGTCATAAAGCCAAAACTTATCATCGTACCAGTCAGAAATTAAATTCCTGTTGGTTTCGGATATATTGTAGGCTGAATCGCCCCATCCGTTCTGATACTCAAAAATATGTCTGCTTCCGGCAATCTGAAAATCCATGATATTCTTAAATTGGAAGTCAACCAATTCTCCACTGTACGCAAAACATTTATACCCCTGCGATACCGCACTTATCATTATCTGACTGGCAAGAACAGATTTTCCTTCTCCGGTTTTTCCGGATATGAGCGTTACGCCGCCAAATGGTAAGCCGCCATATAAAAGCCTGTCAACTTGCCTTATGCCTGTCTGTAGCTTCGGAAGTTTAAAAATATCCACATTCTTTACGCTTGATAATGGTTTGACCTGTTTCATCGGCACAATAACCGCATTTTCCACGCAAGCCCTAACCTGTTCTTTCCCATATTTCTTTAGTATCTCGTTTGCGTCTTTGCAGTCCTTATAATCTTCCTCTTGCACATGCTTAACAGTTATCTTCAACCGCCTTGACAGTTCATCAAGCAGCGTGATATGTCCTTTTTCGTAATCCCCGAATACAACAATTTCCTCAAACTGGTTTATCCAATTCCAACAGTACGGAACCCATGTAAAGCCTTTTGCGCCAGTCGGCACGCTTACTGCATTGTTAATTCCGGCTGTAGCAACCGAAAGACTGTCTATTTGCCCTTCTGTAATCACAAGTCTTTTGAAATTTTTACATTGTTTCATTCCGAATAAAATCGGCTTGCAATTCGCTTCACACCATTCTTTATTTTTATCTTTTTCCTTGTCGTAATCTGTCTTTCGATACTTGACAAACCGCAAAACTCCCTTTTCGTCATAAAACGGAAATACAAGGATATTCGGCTTATCTGTCTGCACCGTTATTTCATATTCTTTTGCGACCGCCTCTGATATGCCCCGGCTTTCCAAATACTGAATTGCTTCGGACTTCGGCTCTATCGGTTTTTCTTTCTTTTTAAATTGTCGATACTGCTTTTTTGGTTGATAATACTCGTCAATCTCATTTCCAAGTGAAAAATCAAAGTCTTTTGCAAGTGTTATCATGTTGCCCTGCACTCCACAGCTTGCCCGGAAGCATTTGAATTTTCCAGTCTTTAAATCTATGGAAAACGACTTTATATTGTCCCTTGTCGGCTTCGGATTGCAGTAGGGGCATATCTTGAAGAACAATTCCCCGTTCCTTACATTTGTTTCAGCGTGAACGTGTCGGGCAAAATCAAAAGCGTCCTGCTCCTTAAATTCATACGGACTATACATTTCATAACCTCATTCCTTGGAGATTAAAGGTCAACCCATTCATCCCCTATCAATTCTTCATCTTCCTGTTTTTGTTCTTCGCATACCTCCTTGGTTCGCTTTATAGCTCCGCCACCGTCATATTTTCCACTTCTCACTTTTTCGTAGTTCTCGATTTTGAGAAACCAGTTGAAATATATTTTCCAGTTGCTTATTTTTCCTTGCAAGAAATCGCTTGATTTTATCCGTTCTATTGTGATCAGAATATCTTCTACGCTATACTGCTTTGCCAATGCGATAATATTCTGGTATTGCATGGAAGACATGCCCGTTGTCGGGATAGGTTCTATGCCATAGTCAGAAAGTCCGTTCCATGCGTCTGAAATCATTTGTAAGGCTTCTGATTTTTTTACCATTTTATCGCTTCTAGTTCTCTTCATTATCGCTTCATTATCGCTTCGCTCTACTGACAAAAACATTGAATTTACAACTAAAACAGTGCTTCGAGTTCGCTTCATTATCGCTTCAAGAACGCTTCGTTTTTCCAAATCATCAAGGAATTTTCTAACCTTGTTATTCCCCCATCCCCATGCCTCCATCAGCTTTCTTTCAGACGTATGGACTTCCCCATTTTCATCAGCCATAGACAGAATATCCAAAAGGGCATACAACTTGTCCTGCGGTAGTTCTCTTATTAAATAGGTAGGAATAGTTATAAATTCCTGCAATGCAATCAACTCCTTTGCGGTTATGGGCGGTAGGGTTTAATAGGTCTCCACGCTTTAACAGCTTTGAGTGGATACTTGCCCGTGGAGCAAACCCATTCACTATTATCTCTCGACCTTAAATAAGAAATATCAAATGTCCTATCTTCGTCTCCAGTGATTCCGTCCATATCGCTTCTAAACTGAATTAAAACAGAACTTCCTATATCTGGCATGTATCCCGTATCGCAAGCAATCCACCCACCGCCATTCTCCATATTCGCCGCTTGCAGTTTTTTGGATAAGGCTTCTATGGTGTCGGCAGCTTGACGCAAAAACTTTGCAATACCTTCTCTCCCCATTTGTTTGCAAGTTTCCTCTGCTATCCGCAATTCTTTTACCTGTTCGCTAATCATGCTCATTCCAAATCCTCCTTAATCCGTTTCTATGATTTCAAAATCTTCAATGTCGTCAATGTCCTCTACATCTTCTATCTCCATATTTCCCTGCGCATCTTCATCAACAACCGCATAAGCCGTGCATGACATTTTAACCCTAACTTTTCTTTTTAATCCCATTCCCTCGCTCCTTCCTCTCCAAACAACCGAACCTATTCAGACCAGTCCAGCTTTTGACCGTAATTAAGACAATGGAAATAAAAATCTTTGTTATCCATAGGTATTCTGTCGGTTAAAATATCTCCGCAAGCTGGACAGCACAAATATTCTTCTTCCATATCTTCATAAAACGGTTTCATTATCGGCTTCTTCGGTAGCTGCCTTTCCCTTGCCTCCCGACATTCCTCGACTGTGCCGATTACTCGGTACTGCTGCAATTCTTGAATTAAATCAATAGCCTTATTTACTGCCAACCGTTCATTTTCAATGGGCTTATGCCCAAAAGTCCATATATCATCCAAAATCTCAATAATTTCATTCTCCGTCATTCCGCTACCTCCTTATAAGGAACATGATATTTTGGCTTGTTTACCGCATTATTCCTAAACAATCCTTTACTTTGCAAGTTTCTTTATCAAATATTTGAACCACAACTCCCTGATGATAATTGCTTGTTTCGTAGTGTATTGCCGTTCCGATTTTCTTCTCTTTTGCAAACTTGGCAAACACAACCAATTCTTCCTTACTTTTAAATTCCTCAATGGGAATATCTGATATGTATGTTTGTCCTTTGATTTCCTCTAATGCGTTTTTAAGAAATTCACTCATTCCCCGCCCTCCAATCTATTCAGCCGCAACACCGCCAGACTTGACGATTTCCAATGCTCTTTTCAACCCCTCCAAATAACCTCGATTATTATGTAATGAGCATATTTCAAACGTCATTTTGTTTTCAAATTTTCCATCCACTTCCTTAATCTGTGTTTGCACGCATAATTCATACAAAGAAATAATTTCATCAATTTCCTCGATAACCTTATCCACATCATAAGCAGTTGCTTGACAATCTATCAACTCGCACATTTTATTAACCTTGTCTGCCGGATAATTATTTACAATAGACATTCTAGCAATCTGTTTCTTAAATTCATCCGCATCAATCAACCTCATAACCGAACCTCATTTCTTATAATTTTCTTCCAAATACTTCCTATTTTCCTCCGAGCAATACTTATCCATGTAATAATCTCTATTCGGTATACCGATTTTCAGATTTCCATGCACTTTAAGCCATTCAAGAACAAACCAATAACCTAATCCGTCTTTGCTCGGTTGCCACATTCCGCTGTCGGAAAATTCGCCGCCACGAATGACATAATCACATAGTTTTGGCTCTTGCTCGGAAAGTCTTACAAACCGCTGTTTGTCTTGTGTGATACCAAATCCGCAGAAGATACACCCAGTCCTCTTGCACCCTGTTGTTTCATACTGGCAGCCTCGGTAATCGCCAAGATAGTCATGTATGTTCATCTGCCCGTCAACACCATCATTTTTCACAACTACTTGACCGTATGCGTCTGCAATGGTAAGGTTGTATGTATGTATGTATGTATGTGAGGACATCTTGCTCTGTCCAAAATGACATAGGATTAGATGATTGCTGTTTCTTATCGCCCCAAGCATTGCAACCGTATTTTAGCCACCGTTGCCGTCTCAACCTGCTTTCATCTGCCATTGTCGCAAGAATGATTTTCCTGCCGCTTTTCCTCTCATAATTCCTTGCAGGATTTTTCTTCATAACCTTGCAACATCTATCAGAAATATTGAATGGTGCGTCAAGCAGGAATTTGTATGCAGATACATCAAACTGACTTTTCGTGCCATCTTCAAGCGGTGCATAATGACCTTTTCCTAATATTCTGTCAATTCGGAACTTATACGAACCATCGCCACGCCTTAATCCAATTCGTGCCTCTTGAACCACTTGCGACACTTCCTTTCCGATAATCGGATACCCATACTTGATAATCACATCTCGGAAATTCATTGTCGGTCTAAGTTCTGTCACATTCTCTTTTGACAATGCAAACTTCCTTACTGACGGATATTCTAAGCCGGTATTTACGAATACCGCTTCAATGTTCGGATAATCCTTTCTGACTATATCAAGCAAAACCGTGCTGTCCTTGCCGCCAGAAAAGCTGACATATACGCCATCTTCTCCGAATTCATCAATCCAACCTCTTATCCGTTTCCTTGTCATTTGAATTTTGGCTTGCAGGGGCAAGGATTGCATTTGTTTTAGTTCCCATAATTCGTGTCTGTTTGCCATATCAGCCACCAATCGTTTCTGAATATGCTTTATTTATTTCTTCTACAAACTCAGAAAGACAATCTTTGCATATCTCAATTTCTGAACCGTCCTCAACCGAAATCCTATATATGTCCGTTTCAGTTTTCGTTAAAAGACAGTTAAAACAACAACCCCTATACTTCATTTTGGAAATCTTAACCATTCTTATCACTTCCTCCATAATTCTTTTCGTCTAACAACTGATTAAACTTCTCCAACTGTTTCTTCGAAGTCTTATTGTTCTTCTTTTCGTCTTTCAGCCTTATGGTCAAGTGCTTGTCTATGATAGATTTAAGTTCTTTTGCAAGGATTTTCTTGCCCTGCAAGATTCCGTCACGATAGCCTTTTTGCGGACGGTATTCGTCAATCTGTTGTTTACCTTCGCCCTGCCCTCCTGCGGTCTTATTTCGTAGTTGATAACCGTTGCATGCGTAAACCTTTATGTAATGCTGTTCCTTTTCGTCTAACTCTGATAAAGGAAAGTGCATAAACCCGATTTTCCACCCATACGGATTGTCGGGGGAATATAGACCATGTTTTTTCAGCGACAAGTCTATATGCTGATATGATGTAAGGTGCTGTGCAAGGCGTGTTAAAATGTGCTTTGCCTGTCCGATGTAGGCATATTTTATGTCATTTTCATCAACCCTTGTCAGAAAGTAAATCCCGCTTTTCTCGTCAAGCTTAGGATTGACCGCAAGCAGACGCTTTTTGTTGGCTTGCTCTACTGCTTTCGCTTTGTCTATGTTCTGTCGGTTGTTCACTGGTTATCACGCTCCTTAATAAAAATAATTCAACTTAATCCAAACATCAGAATTTCCATGATATTCCGTATCTGTATCAATAACTATGGTATCTGATGGTTGTTCAGATAAAACACTGTCGCTGTATTTCTCCTTTAATTTTTCAAAAATAAATCTCTGCACTTCTTCAATGTCCTTTGGCTTTGCCTTGTTCTCGTTGTGCTTAATATTTTCACTCATTCCTCATCACACTCGCTTTCTAACCATTCCTTAAAACAATCTTTGCAACCTTTATCATGCGTGTGGTAATCTTCCCATTTGCAATCTTCTTCTCCTGTCATGCAGGGTTCAGAGTAAGCAGTATTTACTTTGAGAAGAAATTCCGCCAATTCCTCAACGCTCATTCCCTTAATTTTTTCGTAATTACTTATTTTCTTACCTGCCTTTCCTTTGTCACACATTCTGCACTCGCTACAATCTTGTTCTATTCCTAATGCACAAGCCATATTTAATCCCCACTTCCCCATAGTTCGTTGCATTCTTCTGCATATGTAGCCATTTCTTCCTCGAACATACGAACCATTCTTTTTAATATATCAGTACATCCGACTGGATGAATTTCTTTTCCTTCTCCTACATCTTCCTTGTAATATCTGCTCTTTTCAATTTTTCCATGATACGGATATATCGTATGGATATATTTACTATCGCAACCGACATAAACCGAATATCTAAGCAGACTATCATCAGAAACATATTCATTTCTTAAAACTGTTCCTATCCTCATACCAAATCCTCACTTCCCTTCAAAATTTCCTGCACCGTCAGGATAATTAGGCATCGGATAATAGCTTGGAAACTTTCTAAAATTTTTAATCATTCCATTTTCGTCAAACTCTCTGCCACATTCCCCACAACAAACACATTCCGATGGATGTTCATTACTTCTTTTACATTGTTCGCAAGTTGCACTCGCCCTTACAAAATTAATTGTCATAACATTTCCTCTCTTTCTTCTCACCCGACAAAATCATGTCGAACCACTTCTTTTTAATTAGCAGGGTTAGCATTTTGGGTGTCCTCCTTATTCGTTTTATAGCATGGAGCAATCATAATTCCGCTAATGGGTAAACCGTAAAATTTACCGTCCGTATCTCCACAAATCCATTCTCCTTTTTCTTTTGTAATCCCTTTGCACCATGCACAAAAATTTATACACGCTTTTATTTTGCTCATTTTTAAATATCCCCTATCTTTTCATCTAACCAATCCACAAATTCACTTTCGCTATTCAATGCAGATTGTGGAATATCATATTCCCGTTGCCATAGCTCGCCACAGCAATCCCATTCGTTATACAAATAAACATTTCTTTCCTGCGGATTTACCGTTATCCAAAGCACTTCAATTTCGTTGTGGTTTATTGTTTTTACATAACCACTCATTCCATTTATTCCGTTACTTTCTCTGTATTTGAAACCTAAGTTAATCAGAAATGCGCACTGCAAACAGAAGTTCAAATTATCTTTAAATATCCCCATTCCCTCAACCTCCCATAAAATCAAATAAATTCATCTGTGCCAATTCTCTGTCAAGGCGTTCTTTTGACAGTTTGTAATAATGTTTATCAAGTTCAAATCCGACAAACTTGTGGTTGGTATTCCTGCAAGCGATAAGGCTACTTGCAGAGCCAACATGAGTATCAAGGATAATATCTCCATCCTTGGCATATCTTGTTAAAATCCATTCGTATAGGGCGACGGGTTTCTGTGTGGCATGAATACGGTCTTTTTCGTTACTCATACCTATCCATTCTTTAGATGTTCCGTCTAAATTAGTCCATGCGTATTCGCACATTGAAAAACTCACATCTTCTGATATTTGAGGTTTTCTCCATATCAGAAAACACTTTGTAGGTGGTAATGAGAAATAATTTCCTCCCCACACAATAGCGTGTTTTGAAACTCTGAATAATTCCTTGAAATATTCTGCAGACGTGGGGCTGTTATCCCAATATGCCTTTGGATATTCCGATTGTTTATCGCCTTTTCTCCTACCCATGCTATTATTGATATTTATTCCATACGGAGGGTCAACCACCGCTAAATCAAAATACTTATCATGGAATTGTTTCATTCCTATCATGCAGTCACAATTCACATAAATGCTTGTCGGGTGTTCTAAATCAAATTCTGTTCCACAAATGTTAATCATTCTTTTTGTTGGAGTAAAGTATACTTTCAGTGGCTAGCCAAAACCTCCATTACCTCCAATCTTGAAATTTTATTTAACTATATATTCCTCTAAAAGTCGTTCTCTCATATCATAAAAGTATTTTTCCTTACAATCGCTGCAACTGATATTTTCACAGTCATTCTCTGGGTTTCCATTACCGCCATACGGGCAATATGCGTTTCCAAATGCCTATTTTCTTGCACCTATCAGTTCTAATATAAGATTTTCTATATTTTCATTTGCTCTATCTCTTTTCTTTCCCATCTTCTCACCCTCACTTCCTCGTCAATTCCTCATAGCACTTTTGAAACCTTATGAAATCCTCTGCATTGCCACCGTTGTCTGGATGGGCGTGTTTCATAGCGTATCGAACTGCGTCAACTGTATCTTTTGAAATTTGTGACACTCCCTGATAGCCATTTCCATACACATTCCGATATGCACCGATTAAAGATTTAAGCCGCATATTTTCCATAAGAAGTTCTGCGTTTCTATTCCTTAAACTCTCAGTTTCCGCATTTTCGCAATCTGAAATGCTTCTGTACATCTTAAAATTATTTCTGATTTCCTCGACTTGCTTTTTCAAAATCATGTTGTCAAATTTCAAGTCTTTATATTTTCTAATATGGTCTATCAAAAAACCAATCAGAAATATAATTCCGATTATTACTAAGTTCCAAATCATTTCATATCTCCAATCAGTTAAATGGAAGCTCCTCGTCAATTCCGTCCGGTATATTCATCCAGCCGCCCTCATCAACGCTTGCCTGCGATACAGCCTGCGGTCTTTCGCTCTGGTTTGCGTTCTTGCTCTCGGCAAACTCGCAGCTTTCCACAACAATATCCGTTGTGTAGACTTTGATACCGTCTTTATTCGTATAACTGCCCGTCTGAATACGCCCCTCAACCAAAATCTTAATGCCCTTATGCAGATACTTCTCCGCAAACTCGCCATTCTTTCCAAATGCGATACAGTTAATAAAATCTGCGTTCGGTTCGCCGTCACGCTTGAATTTTCGGTCAACTGCCAGCGTGTACCTTGCTATCGCCATAGGGTTATTGCCTTGCGAATATCTGACCTCTGGATCCCTAACCAATCTGCCCATCAAGATAATTTTATTCATTGTCTTTGCCCTCGCTTTCTTTTCTCGCTTCTCCTAAAATCCACTCAAGTTCCTCTATGGTTCTGTATAGAACCCGATGTATTCTTTTGGCACTTCCATTTCTTTTAAAATCTTTTCAAATTCTTCCTCTGTCATGTTATTTGGGCGGAAATAATCTCTAAGCCATTCAAACGGTTTAAGATGATTTTTCAACACATCTTTTGCTTCTTCTCTTGCCTTTTCCGCACACTTTTCTATGTATTCTTCATCAGTCATGTTGTAATGTGTAGGGCAATCTACGATACTTGAAAACCTGCATAATAATCCGTTTGGCTGTCTTGTAACAAATGCTCCCATATACCTCAATCTCCTTTCCCTAAAACGTCAGCTCATTTTCAAACCTGTAATTCTGCACCACCGACACGAAATCCGCATGACTTTCGTATAGGAATTGGGCGATTTCATTTGGTGTTGGATAATGGTCAAATTCCCGTTCTCCAATTACTGTTTTTGTGTAATTAAATGGCATGTCACTATTCTTTAATGCTCTTGCTACCCAATACTGCTCGAGTTTCTTTCTCTCTGATGTCTTTACAGTCACATTATGTAACATTGATTTTTCCTCGCTTTCCTTTTCTGATTTTGCATTGCTTTCAACTTCATCTAATGCCGATGTAAGAAGATTGATAAATCTTTTCGTTGGCTTAATCAAAACTTCCCTTTCAAGCATTAACGGAGAACTTATTGCCCTCAATTCCTTAATATCTTTTTCTCTCACTTCTTCCCCTCCATTTCTGCTAACGCCCGCTCTGCCTCTGGTCGTGTGAGGAAAACATCTCTCCCTATATCCGTCTTGCGATAGGAATATTCACCGTCCCATTCGTCCGCACATTCCATTTTGAAACTTTCAACCAAGTTATTATTAAAAATCTTGAAATTTAGAACTTGCAACGGAATTATGGGTTGTTCTGCTCCTTTGTTGATTCAATAGACTGTATCGCCTACGGAACACGGGAAAATGCGAATCCTTCCATTTTCCTCCATTTCCTCATATCGCTTAACCGCTTTATACGCCTTTTGCAGTAAGCCACGGCAAGTCAAAACTGATTTCTGTTCGTAACAAGTGCAATCCGCACAACCATTTCCTTCCAAGCAACGCCTTAATTCCTCTGATAATTTCTTTTCTGCCATAGGTTCTCCTTTCTGGGTGGTTATGCTTATTCTTTATATGGCTTAGGTAATGGCTGCCATGCAACTATTTCGCCTTTAAATTTCTTTTCAACCCTTCCATGATTGCATAAAACTTTTTCTACATATCTTTTGCCTGTTAATGTTTCGTAAGTGATAAGGATTTTCACATATTCATTTTTTAGTCTTTCATCAACTATATAATTATCATGAATAATATAAGGAACAATCCAACCGTCCGAGTTTGGTTTTGAGCATGTATTTATTTCTCTGTTTATTTCTTCAATCTTGGCAAATGAAATAGTTTTATTATCAAAATCATTTCTTGGAAAATCAAGAATATCTCTCGTGAAATCGCAATATGTATCACTTGACATAATCAAAATCATTTCTGTTCCATTGGGATAGTAAAAACTAGATTTTTTATCATAGACAACATAAACTAAATCTCTTTCATTACACCAATCTTCAAGAATATCAGCATTGAATTGATAAGGCTGATTTACCAACACAATCTTCTTTGTTTTGTTAATTTTAAATAAAATGGCATGGTCTTTTTCTGGAAGCTTATCAACAATTTCTTTACGAAAAATTGTATTGTTATATGTTCTTTCTCCGTGTAACAACCTTTCAAAACACCCAACTTCACAATAATTTGCCATTTTATTAAATCCAAAAAAATCTATAAAAGAATAAAACAAATTTTCTCGCAACTTTCGTTCTTCCTTTGAAATTCCACTTGCATGTCCAAATGGGTAAGATATATTTTCCCACTTCATATTTTCCCTCTCTTTCTCAAAATGGATATTTTGCAATCCTGCCGATATGCGGGCGGTTAATCATCGTTTCTTTCCGTATAAAATTTCTTCCGCAGACCAATTCTTTCTATATCTTCCGTGTATAGTCCTGTAATTTATTCCCAATTCCACAGACCATTCTTTTAATGTTTTCTCAACACCGTTAAAACTTAATCTCAAATCTGTTTTCTTGAAATTAATTGCTTCCTCTATTGACAATCCCTTTTCCAATCTTGAAGAAAGAGTTGCCCTATTTATTCCTGTAATTTCAGAAACTTCCGATAATGTCATTTCCTTTCCTTTATAAATAACAATAAAATTATTCCTTTTGTTTCTTTGTTGCTCCTTGTTTTTTGCCCATCTGCAATTATCTGGAGAATAACCTTTATCATTGTCGATACGGTCTATGGTGCATTGTCCGTAGTCTGCATTTTCGTCATATCCAGTTGAGTATGCCCACTCTGCAAAATTTTCTACGCCATGTTCTCCTAGCCATTCCTTACAAACAGTTATCCCTCTGCCGCCGTAATTACCATATTCAAATTCGTTTGGATTGTAACATCTTCGTTTCATTCCCTGCCAAACATTGTAAATCCTTGTTCCTTTTAGTCCGTGTTTTGTAGATTTTTCTTTATTTATATCTTTTTCTAAGCAACCGCAAGACTTTGTATTTCCGCTTCTCAAGTTCTCTGCCTTAACCAAAATCTTTGTTCCGCAGTCGCACTCACAAAGATACATAACGTGCGTTCTTCCAGACTTCGTCCTTACGTTCTCCGCCTGCTCAATTACTTTTAATCTGCCATATTTTTTACCAACAAGGCTTTTTGTCCTTATGCAACCGCATGAAACCTGTCCATGTAAAAGGTTTGAAGATTTTACATTTATTTCATTTCCGCAATCACATCTACAATTCCATGTGCAACGGTTTCCACTGTCGTTTTCCCCTCTGTTTACAACAACCAATTTCCCAAATCGCTTTCCTGTTAAATCCTTTATCTTTCCCATATCTCCGTTTCCTTTCTAGTGATACCACTATTATAACACTTTTAACACACCTTTGCAACACCAAAGTGATACCACCGAAACATTTTATTGACACCACTAGAACATCATGGTACAATAAAAATCACTACATAAGATTGGAGGCGGTCATATGGCAATCGGAGAGGATAAAACACGCACCAACATCACAATTCCAAAAGACTTAAAGGCAAAGTTAGAGGAAATCGCAAAAAAGGAAAATCGGAGTTTCAACAACCTTGTCATTACTGTGTTGCAGAAGTTTGTGGAGGGCAGCGAATAGTCGCCCTTTTAAAATGGCGTTAAACTTAATTCTGTTTCAAACCCTGCTGTCGCAAGTTCCACCTTAACATCTTCCCCAACAACTTCTTCTATTTGTTTCTTTGCGAATGAGCAATCAATACTATCCGAACTCATGTGGCACAATATTACGGTTCTAAGGTCGCTTGTCATGTTCTCCTTAATGACTTTTTCAATCAGCGTGTCAAGCGAACAGTGACCTTTTATCTGATGTGTATATTTAGCTTGTCCTTTATCAACTAATTCCTTTTGGTGGTTGCACTCTACAATCATATCTGTAAGTCGGACATTCTTGAAGGAACACGGAAGATATTCAAAGTCCGTAGCATACAAAATTCTGTGTCCAGCAACCGTTATGTAAAATCCATAGCAGGGCACTCCATCATGCGGCACTTTGAACGCCTGCACACCGAAACTGCCATATCTGATTTTGAGAGGGCAAGCCTTTGTTTCGTCAAATGGCTTGAAAACAGGTATTCCCATATTCAAAAAGTCTTTAACCGACTTTGAGTGGTCTCCTAACCATGTTCGTGAGAGACAACACAGCCAACAACATCAGATACATTGAAGTCAATTCCCCTAAGTATTTGCTTTCTTGCTAAACCCAAATCTAAGAGAAGTATCTTTCCGCCATTATCATATAAAGCGTAACTATTACCACTACTGCCAGTGCTGATACATCTAACGAACATCTAAATCACCTCCCCACTGTTCAGCCATAGCTTTTGCAATTCCCTCAAATGTTTTGGCTCTATTCTTTTGCCTATCTTTACCACCTTTATTAAACCAATTACCCGCTATTTTCGTGCTTTGTCTGTTCTCTTTTGGCACAATATCTGTCGGCTGCAACATGGGAATATTTTTCAGCCATAAACAAGTCTTTTTCTGATATGGGTGTCCGTATTCATAAGGCTGTATAGTCTGTGTATAATGTGGCAATTCGTAAACCTTGCTTGGTATCGGGTTTTCAACCGCTATACGCTCGCAATCCGCATTATATATAGCCATAAAGAATTGTTTTGCTTTCAATCCTAACCCCAATCTATCTTCATTCAATACGCCTTTAGGATATAAAAACCTTGCTCCTGCATTTGATAAATAAGTGCATGGTGGGTGTGCGATAATCATATCCCATTTTCCGTAAATCCTATGTACAACACCATCTACCGTCCGAAATTCACAATTTCCATTCAGCAGCGGTAACACATCATTCTGTATGTGCCATTCTTCATGCCCTCCGCTGCATGGCTCAATATCGCAGGAATAGGCTTCATGTCCTAATTTCCTAAACTCGATACAAACTCTTTGGCTTTCTTCGCAAGCTACTAATACTTTCAAATTATCACGCTCCCCAAACACTTCAAAATCAATCAAATCACTTCCTTTTCAAATCCGTTTATTATTCTTCGCCTGATACTTGCACCAACAATCTATATATCTGTTTTCATCTTCCGGCTTTGGTACAAGGTATCTTCTGTATCTTCTGATAAGCGGTTTCATTTCCATTTGGTAAACATCAGAATTTATGTAATTCCATATATCCATGTAGATTGTGTTGTATTTGAAAAGCGGCTTGTACTCGAAAACATCATCATGCACGATATGTACTTTTGAATTAAGCGGTAACTGACTTCCGACAAGTTCAATCACTTCCATGTTTTTCTCAACAACTGTTACCTGCTTAACTTCCTCTTTATCTTGAATGGCAAGAAGAATTAAACCTATACCCAAACCTCCAATCAGCACATTTCCATGTGCATTTATCACGAATGAGGAATTTGTGCGTTTCTCTATATTGGTGTCAGACATAACACATTCGCCCTTATGCGATAACTTTACATATCTTCCCGGTGAAATTCCCATGCGGTACATTGTAACAAAATCTTTCTCTCCTATCTCATAATGGGAAAGTTCAAAATCTCCCACTTTTCCGTCTTTCAAGATTTCTGTCATATCCTTATACATCATTCCCTCTCAATCCTTTCTATCTGCCTGTCAAGCTTCTCTTTTACTGTCTTTTCAATACTCTTAATTCCAAGCAGATACATCATTTGATGAAGCATGATATAAACATCTGCAATTTCTTCTTTCAAATTCATGTGTTCGGGAGAAATAGGGATAGATTTTGAAAATTCTACCTCTCCGCATTTAAGCTGTTTCCTCCAAAACTTGTTAATCGCCTGCGTCAGTTCTGCCATTTCCTCAATGCACTGTCGGCTCTGTGCGTCATAGCCATAGGTCTGCGCGATTTTCTGAATTTTCTTCTTTGTTTCTTCTGTCATTGTCATACCTCACTTTCCTGTTTTTGGTATTCCTCCATGGTAGGTCGTTTGCCGTCTAAATCTTTCCATTTGTAAATTTCGTGGTTTGTATCTTCCCATTGCGATTTATAACAATTCCTGCAACTGCAAACACCATTAAGCCAACGCATATCTCCGTAATATTCTGGCTTTCCGCAATGTTTACAGATTACAATTCGCTTCATTTCGTCCATTCTTTCTAATCTCCTCAATCTATTTCATATCAAGCGTTACTGCCACATCACGGACAAATTCATCTGGTATGTAAATTCCTGCCTGCACACATACGGTATACTGAACTTTTGCAATGTTCTGAATATCTGCTCCCTGCTTTTCCATAGTCTTTGTAAGGACTTTTAAGAGATTTGCCACGCCGCCATGCGACTGCGGTTTGCTTGTGGTACACGTTTCTTTCCATTTCTGAATATCTGTATCTGTCTGCTCCATAAACTTTGTTCTCCTTTCGTCAAACCAATTTTGAAATTCTTCTGCCAACTTCATAAAACTGTCAGTCTGCAATACTGCGGTTTCTATCGTTCCGTATGTATCATGCATAAAATTTGATATGATTTTCTCGGAATTATCCTTAAAATACCGTTCGCATTTACTATGAACAAAATACGTTAATCCCCATTTCCGCCTGCCACTCCACCATGAATACTGATACCATGAACTGCCTTGAAAATAGGTGTCGATTTTCAAATCAAATTCGTTCTTCTTCGGTTCTTCTCCCTTTATCCACACCAATTTTCTACTGCATTTTTTCTCAAATAGCTTTTGACATATATTTCTCAATTCATTTATGCAAATTCTTTCAAGTCCTGCGGTTTTCGGCTTTCTACTATCCATGTAGCTGTCTATAATTTCAACTGCTTCTTTGTCTATTGTCAGTTCCATAAAATGTTTCCCTCACATTCACGGGTTTTCTAATTCCATCGTATAATTCCTTATGTTTCAATGCCCCGTGCGGTTCTGAACAGATAAAACATCTGCATATTGCAGGACGAACACTGTAAATCGTGCATTTCTCGGTCTTTTTATCTGTATTGAGAAACGGGCAGGTCATGTCAAGAATTGGATTTGTAAGCGGTATTCCATGCTTACATTCCTTGATGTGGTGTTTCTTTATGTACTGGCGAATAACCTTGATTTCCTTGTATGTCATTGGTAACAGGTTTGAACAGCAGTTTCCGCAACCCGTACATTTTCCATTATCCGTCATGTTGTAAACGCCATGTTCCATGTCTTTTCGGACTTGTTCTAATGTGGATATGTTCATGTCATACCTCCACTTCATCATCGGAAGGAAATTTAAAATATGAGGTAGTCATTTTCTTAAAATCATCATGACTAAGCATTCTTGCGACTTGTTTTAATTCTTCTGAATTTCCAGTTGACTTAATCCAGTCATAATTTTCAAATGCCCCATGTAACATATCCATAGCCTTTCTTGCTTTGGCTTCGCTTTCGTATTTGGCAACTTCTATATAATTATCTTCTGTTCCCCATATATTCCCTTGAGCAAATACCTTTCCACTATCTGATACCTCTAAACAAACTCTTTCGTATGGAAAATCAAATTTTCCGTCCTGCGATAAAATCCTCATATCGGTTAAGCCTCCTCTTCCTCGCATTTAATATATCTGTATTCATCTATTTGATATTTTCCGCCGCCAATATTCTTTGCCTCCGGGTGATGCTTCGGAACATATTCTTTTTCAAAAAAATCTTGGCTCGGCATATAGTACCCCCTTCCACCGCGTTCATCTCCATCTATAAGATAAAATCTAACAACCAGCATAAAAATACCTCCTAACCCAAATAATAAACATTCTCCAAATTCACAATCGCAAAGCGGTTTTTCTCTTTAATCAGTTTGCTTTCCACTTCTCAACTTTTCTATATTTTCATGAAATTTTTCAGATAGATTTTCCCAAAATTTTTTTGATTTTTTGCGTTCCGTTTCAACTTTCAAAACCTTTTCTGCACCATATTCTGAAATTAAAAACCCCATATATTCTTCCTCTGTTCCGAAACAACATTGTTGATTTTCGTTTTGAATCGGATATGGTGGCACAGGATAAGGCTTTAAGAAGTCTGGAATATTTTCTCCCATTTCCTTATTTCCTCCAATCTCATATTATTTGCGGACTTCCCACGAAAGAAAGTCCGCTGTGTGGCTAATCTATTTACTAATCGTCGCCATAAACTCTGGTATTTCGGACACATATCCTTTCCATACTTCATCGCACTCGCCGTCTTTTTCGGTAATGTGAAGTTCTCCGCCCATATCGAGGCTTGCGTCCATTCCGTTGAATTTCTTCATACTCTCAAACGGGAAATTGACTGTGTAAAACTGCAAATACCCTGTTTCAATCTCATCCCATTCGTCCCATGTAAAAATCACTACTCCAAACATTTTCTGCTCGTTCATGTTTCATATCATCCTATTCCGCCTTCATGAAATCCGGCAACTCCTGTTCGCCATCAACTTTGACAGGCTCTTTCTCTTTTGCCTGTGCTTTTGGCATGGTTATAGGTTCTGGTTTTTCTTCGATCGCCTCGAATGGTACGGAATTGGCGTTTTTCTCAATTTCTTCCTGCACTTGCTGATATGTTTCGTCCATCTGCAAGAAAGAACGCTGTGCCATCGTGTCATAATTCTTCTTAAACTTTTTGATTGCGTTGTTTCGCATTTTACGGACAATCATATTCTCCGGCGTATCAAGCCATGCCGCACTAATAAACGGTCTTGCTTCCGGGCAGTTCAGCATATCTTCCACCGTTTCACACTTTCTTAACGCTTCGAAAATCGGTTCTTTTCTTTTTTCAATCTCTGCTTTTTCTTCGTCCGTTGCATCGTATCTTGTTCTTGGTACTTCCCCGTTTTTCGTCTTTTTCATTCCGAGAATACCAAAAGTTTCATTCATCAGATTGTTTCTGACATGGGCAAACAGATTTATCTTTACGCCCTGCCGTTCTGCAATAAGGTACTGCATAGAACCACCTTTCAGTTTGACCGGGTACACAACTTTATCTGCCTTTTCGGACTCTCCTCTCTGCTCCCATTCTGGCGGTGCAATTTCAATACCTCTATGTTTCGGATATGTAAAATCGTCACCCTCTTTTACAATCCATACCGGGTAAACCATTTCCACATTTTCCCCGAAATTCCGCAAGATAGCGTCGTTTCCGTCGCCCTCAATTCCCATCTCAACTTTCTTTTTCCATTCGTTTCCTTGCTTAAAACTTCTAAGCTGGAAATAGCACTCTCTAGGTACTGCATTTGCATTGAGTTTAAGGCTTGCCGCCTGTCCAACAATCTCACGCAGATTTGACGTGTCCATAGTCTTAATGTCAATGCCACTGTTCTTTACAAGCTGAAAGATATTTGTCATTGCCGCCATTGCACACTGCTTGGAGTATTCGTCAAGCACCAGACCGCAATCCTCGTAATCCTGTGATACCATGTTTGTAAGTTCGTTGCTCCACCAGCTTAATGCGCTGATATTCCTCTGTGCTACCTCATTTTTCTTTTCTGCCATAATTCATATCCTCCTTAAAATAATGTTTGTCTGCTTACCGCCGCTGTTACTGAATCTCTTGTAAGTTCAAACGCCTGCTGTTCAGTAAATCCGCTACGGATAAAGCTGTCATTGATAGCCTTAATCTCGTCCGCCATTTCATCATACTTTCTGTACTTTTCAAGTTTCTCAATATCAGCTTTGAGCACCTCAATTTCCTCATTCTTCTGCTCGATTTCTTCAAGCAGTTCATTTTTTGTTTTTGTTGCCATTCCCTCATTCTCCTTTCTTTCAATCCATGCCATAAGACCGCATGGGAAGGTTAATCTTTGCAATTTTCCTTGTAATCTTCAATCGCTTTTCCCAAACAAGCCATGACAGGGGCTTTTTCAAGCAAACATTCTCTCTCGAAAAAGTTTTTGCCGTCTGCACTTCTCCAATCGCCCACGATATAAAGGCTTGCGTTTGCAGATAAAATATCCGTTGCCTTGTCATGGTACAGAATATGTATCTCATAGCAAGCACCAGCCGCAATAACGTATCTATATAAACCTTTTGTGACCTCGTTCCATGCGGTAAAATCTTTCAAAGTTTCATTCATCTTTCAACCTCTCTTTCTTTTAATAAAAAATCATAAATGCCAACCACGTTGCAAAAATCTGTATCAAATGAATACATTGGTCTTGTATGAGGTTTATCCGCTTTTTATTGGCTTTCAAATCGTCTACAATAGAATGGATAGCCATATTCACAAAATAGGGAATTGCAAGCCATTCATGCAAGCTGATGCCGACAATTAGCAAGTATGAAATTATTGGTATCATAATCATAAAAGACCAACTAAACGAGTGCATAAACAACGCCATTATGTAATCGTTTCTGTATAGCTTTTCGGGTGCGTTTTTCTCCCACCATGATTTCTGTTTTGCAGACGCAAGCCAACCTTGCAAATAATAATCATCTACAATGTGGCAGAATATCATAGCAAGTAAAATCAATATCATGTTCATACACTGCCCTCCTCTAATCAATCAGTTCCATATCCACAATAGAGAAGTTCGCCCTGTGGATATAAAGCACTTTGCCGTCAATCGTTACCATTGTTGTCTTAGGCAGATTTTTAGGAATATCCCAAGACACATCATTTCCCGAAAATACGCAAATCGGATTCCCAAGTTGCGACTGAATGATTACAAGTCTTGCCCCATGGCTGCCATTGTTCAAATTCTTCTGCCCCATCCATCAATGTTGTATTCTAAACCAATCATCAATCCGAATATCTGTAGGCTGTGATATGGCGGAATTTTGGCTTGTGTTTCCTGCTTCGTCTGTGCTGATTTCCTCGTTAAAGTCAATGTCGCATTTCTCCAATCTGCTGTCTGCAAAGATTACGGTACTTCCACAACTCTCAATCTTGTTTCCGTCAATCTCAATAGACATTACGGACGACATTTCATAACTTGAAATCCAAGAACCGTCAGAATCCCGACTGTAGGTTTTGACCTTGTTTGGATTTATGGAGAATGATTTTCCCTCTACGGAAAGCCATCTACCGCCCGAATTATCATAAAAATCTGCTGTGTATGTAAGGGAAATACCCTCGCTTTCTTCTGTCTGATTTACGGTCGTTGTGGTGTCCATTTCACAAGCCGATAAGCAAACCACCATCACAACCGCCAATGCCACGCTTAAAATTCGTTTCTTCATTTAATGAACCTCCGTTTCAAACTCTTTTAACTGTTCCGCAAGCCTTTTACATTCGTCAGCAACATATTCCTCTGTACGGATAACATCATCTTCAATCTGGTACATATTTTCGATTTCTTCCAGCCGCTTCACTCGTTCCCTTTCATTTGGGAATTTGTCATAAACGGTTTTATAGTCTTTCTTATCTCCTGCATGGGCACAATCAAAACCGAACCACCACAAATCACTTTCTATCGGATATTCAGACCCTTTACCGCCACCCGAATATGTGATACCGCCATGACATTGAAAGTATGCTTCAATCTTTATCCTCTCGTCATCATCAAGACACGCAAGAAACAAGGGGAAAATGCCGCTTACTTCCCTATCGCCTATATCTGATTTTTTGATGTCAAGGTAATTTCCGTAATCCTCTCCATATAAACGGTGTGTTTTTGGAATACCAACATATCCGCACCTATGACCGCTTGCTTGGAAAATTACCACGCATTTATATCCTGCGTGTTCAAATTCACGTTCAATTATGTATCTGTCATTCATTCCGCTACCTCAATTTTCAATTCCTTGCAACTCGGCTCAACATACAAGCTGATTACCTGACAATCCATTTTTGGTATCTCTGTGCAGCTCTCCCGATTATCCACAAATACAGGGCAGTACACATCATGGAATTTCTGCAACGTCCGTATGATGTCAAGCCCGCACTGTATCTTTGCCGCTGAATTAAGGCTTGCATACGGCACGCCGCCATACTCACATTCGCACGTTTCGGCAAGTCCGCCGTTTATCTGGTTTTTGAAGAGAATAAAGTTTACCATTTCAAACTGGCTGTTGATTGTTTCTGATACCGAATCCATTTTGTATCTGATAAATTCCTCAAGCAGATACAGCATTTTCTCTTGGTCGGCTACTTTCTGCGCAACCTCCCGCTGTTCTTTCTGTAATTCAGCGATACGGCTGTCGGCTTCGTTGTTTATCTTCACAAGGACAAACTGCTCTTTTACCACGCCCATCTGTTTTTGAAGTTCCTCAGCTTCGTCTTTCAATTTCTGTCTGATTTCCTCCGCACTGTTGCCCTTGTTCATGGCAGCTTCTTTCTCGGCAATCTTTCTTTTAATTTCCTGCACTTCTGGGCGGTCGGAAATTTCCACGGACTGTGGCACTTCTTCAAGAGATTTTTCTAATCCTTTGATTGCTTCCAAAAGATTGATTTCCTCGTCCTCATTCTCTTTCAGTGTGGCTTTCAACTGCTCGATTTCTGCCTTGTCCTTGTCGATAGCCGCCTTTAATCCATTCCCTCTTTCCGCAACCGCCGCTCGCTCACTTTCCAGTCGCTTAATTTCTTCTGTTTTATGGCTGTCAAATTCTGCCCGTAATTGCTCTTTTCTATCTTCTGGATATTCTTGTCCACAATAGGAACAAACAAGGCTGTTTTCGTCAAATACGCGCTCATTCTCGGCTTTTACTTGACTGTCAAGTGCACTCCATTTCTGGCGGCAAATTTGAATCTGTGTTGTGTTTCTCTTAATGGAATCCTCTGCCGATTGAATGTCCTGCTTATTCAGCCGAATTTGATGTTTGACTTCTTTCATCTGGAAGTCTAAGTCATCAAGTTCTCTGCGGATTTCTCTGCGTTTATTGTCAAGGCTTTCATTAGCTTTCTGTTGCAGTCCATTCAATTCCATTCGCAACTCAATAACTCCATCACTTGCCTTTTGCTGTTCATCAAATTCCTTTGAAATATCCTCCTGCTTTGCCTTGTTCTCGGCAATCTGCTCATTCAAGGAGTTTTTCAGAAGTTCCAACTCGGCAACATCAATGTCAACTTTCTGCTTTTCCGCCTCGTCAATGCGGACTGGCAACTCTGCCTGTTTTTTCTTCCACTCATTTAAGGCTTTCTGGTATTTCTTCTTGATGTCGTCCGTTGACGGTGCTTTCTCTAACTCGCTGATAAGGTCTGCAAAACGCTTGTCCTGCCCTGCCAGTTCCACATCTGAAATATCCGTCACAAACCGCATAAGGATTTCCCTCTGTTCTTGCCATTTCATGTTAGGGAAATAGGTAGGGGAAGTTAGGATTTTGAATAAATCCTCGCCTACGATACCAGCGACACATTCTTTGTATTCCTTTTCGGATTTCGGATAGCCGTCTACCTCGTAGGAATTTACATTGCCTTGCAGTGTGGTTACAGAAGAACTTCTTTGCTTTACCCATTTTTGTTTCTGCACCTTTTTCAGTTCCATTTCCTTTCCGTCAATATCAATCACTGCCGACACGCAGATTTCCACGTTATCAATCTGATTTCCGTCTTTGTCAAGCGGTCGTATGCTGAATTTCTCGTTGCCTGCACTGTCCTTGTTGAACAAAAGCCACCAAAGGCTGTCGGCTATCGTGGTCTTGCCTGTTGCATTGGCTCCTATAACGGACGCATTCTTGCCCTCGAAATTGTATGTAGCCTGTTTTACGCCTTTGAAATTCTCAAGACTTATGGATTTAATTTTTGCCTGCATTGTTGACCTCGCTTTCTAAAATTTTAATTATCTCCAATGCTTTATCATAAGAAAGTGTTTTCTTGTTCAATTTCTCCGAAAGAGATAATGCTTTTGAAATGACAGCGTTTTCTTTTATTCTCTTATAATCCTCCTCTTTTGGAATTGAAAGATTTGCTCCTCTTCCATATGAATCAGCACCCATTTCACGACCATATTTATCAAATTGAGAACTACTTCCCTCAATCCGTATTCTTCCAGTCGGCGTAACTCTTGTAACGGTTTCGATTCGTTCTACGGCTCCGCCAAAAGTCCAATATTGGTAAAGGACTTTATCTCCTGCTTTAACTTTTAATTCTTCCCACATTCTAATTTTCCTCTCTTTCCTCGCATTGTTTCAGATATTCCTCATGCCGCTTTCTTTCTTCCTTTTAGATTTCTCTTATCGAAACCTTGTTTCGGATAAAGTAGTCAACCGTTTTTATTACTATTATTCAATCACTTCCATTCGAGAAACCGAAAAATCATAAGCTGTCCTTTTTTCACCTTCCGTTTCGGAAATCTGTTTATAATATTCCCTGCTCTGGATTCTTCCCTCAATCTGCAGCCTTGTTCCTACTTCCAAGCCACTTGCAAATCTTGCATTTCTTCCCCATGTGATACACGGTATGTAGTCCGATTTTCCATATGGGCGGTTGACCGCAAGAAGAATGTCTGCAATTTCCCTGCCAAGCGGTGTTTTTCGGTAAATTGGCTGTTTGCAGATGTAGCCGTCAAGGAAAATGTGGTTTTCGTCATGCCCACTACCCGGTTCTTCGTGTTCAAATTCGATTTCCTCAAACTCCCTCACAAACACCGACAACATAAGTTGATTTTTCTCGCCCTCATGCTTGTTGTGTGACCGGAACTGCCCAGATACTTTTACAAACCTCCCTGTCCAATCCGCTTCCACATCCACAAGCCTGTCCGATACCATAATCGGAACAATGTCTTTCTGGCTGCTTAATCTCTCACTTGAAAGCATGGCAGTGTAAAATCCCTCTCCATAGCACTCATGGCTGAACTCAAAATTGCTTACGATTTCGCCGCTTAATGTTACTTTGTTGTTTTCAATCCTTGTTTCGTTCATTATTTTTCTCCTTTAATCCTCTCTTAATTTGGTAACAATCGTGTATAAAACTGCTGAATTTGTTGTTTCCTTTATGCCTAAACGCTTCCACGCTTCACTATCTTTATCAATCCTCGAAAATGCGTGTCTAATTCCCCTTTCAACTCTTGCGGTATTGGAATTAAATTCTTTCGCCACTTCGCTGTAAATCCACATGATTTTCATTCGTTCTTTGCTTTGCCTTATAATTTCAATAGCTTTGCAAATATAGGCAAAATCATACAAATTAGGATAAATCCCTAATTCAATTAGAAAATCTTCGACTTTCTTTTTCATTGACAAATCTCCTTTCTCGCCTTAAAATAGGCATAAAGATAGCCTTATCCGGCTATTCATCCCCACTTGGATTTGCGGTCTGTGTGGGGATTTTTTCTTTCTTTTCTATTGCACTGATATTCACAAAACCTTTTACCTTCCCATCTCTAATCAGCGTAACTTTCCCTTGTTTTTCAAATTTTTCAATGCACTTTTGCACTGTTACTGTTTCTAAATTCACTTTTTCCCTCCTTTCTTTGGAATTGCGTATCGGTTAACTCGCCTTATCTTCTCTGACGACTTATGTATTATTTTTAGATAAAATTCTGTCTGCTCAATCAGCATCCAGTTGTCAGGATTTAACCCATTCGCTGATACAGCAATCTTTTGTTCTCTCGTAAGTTTCTTAGGCTGTTTCATCATCTCCACCTTTCTTTTTGCAACTCAAATAAATTCCATATCCGATAAATGATACAACTTCAAAAATCACAGTTACAATCACTCCACACCAAAATTCTGGTATATACATTCGTTCACCTACTTTCCACAACTATTTTCTTTTTCATCTTTTTTCGCCTTCTTTCGGAACAATAAAGTGAACATTACAAAAACAACTGCGCACCCTATTGTTCCGTTTATAAATCCAAGCCAAAACCCCAAATGAAACATCTTACTTCCCCTTCTTCTTTTTCTTTGTATTACTGTTCTTGGAAGAATTACTACTTTGATTAGAGTAGTTATTTCTCCTTTTTACCGCATATCCTTTACTGGTCGCTCGGTTTTTCTTTGACCTTATCCTCTGCCCCATTCAATAAATCTCCTTGCTCTCCATAATTTGCGTTGTTGATTCCTTCGCCGTCTTGTGAAATAAAATCATAGTCAGAGAAAAGTTCCTTCCAATCCTTTTCGTTTTGTTGGTTGATATTCATTTGATGAAGCAATGCTCCACCAAGCGTAATTCCAAGCGTCGCAAATGCTACGCTTGCAAAGATTACCCACCGTTTTGACACCTTTTCAATGTGGTAAATCACGGACGATGAAATGTTCGGTTCCTGCTCCTGCATGGTTGTTTCCTTATTCTGTTCCATAAAAATATCCTCCCGTTTTCTTTTTTGATTGCCGATACAGGAGAATTGTGGTATAATCATCCCGAATCGGTATGTTGGTTAATGGTTGATACTGATTCACGCCCCACCAGTATTTGCGGTACTGGTGGGGCTATTTCCTTATTCCTTAGTCAAAATCAATGAAATCGTCTTCATAATACAGCATGTTATAGGCTGTTTCATCCAATTTCTGTTCATTAAAATGCGGAGCCAATCCATTATCGTTCTTAATATAATCATACGTAAATTTTTCGTTTTTCTCGCCCATTTGTACACCTCTCATTATTATTTTCGCTCATACTCCAATTAAATTGGATTTATCAGGCACAAAAATAAAATCCATCGGAATTCCGGACAATTCGCTCATTTTCCGCAACTGCGATAATGACGGCTCTGTATTTCCCTTTTCCCAATTTACAACGGTTGCCTGCGAAACACCGAGCGTTTTCGCCCATTCTTTCTGCTTCATATTCGCATTTACCCTTACCGCTTCTAGTGAAATTCTCGGCATTTACACCACTCCTTTCTTTATTTCTAAATTCATTTTAATTGAATTTCTGCCAGTTGTCAAGCGCAAATTCAAAAATATTGAATTTTATATTGAATTATTTTGAATTATGGGATATAATAAATTTTAGAAAGGAGGTATGCCAAGAATGACAGATGATGAACAAAAGAAGATATTCGCAAAAAATCTGAACAAGTATATATCGCTGAACCAAAAACAACAAAAAGAAGTTGCGGACGATTTGGGGATAAACCCTACAACATTGAATATGTGGTGCAAGGGAAACGCCATGCCGAGCGTTGGAAAGATTCAAAAGCTGGCTGATTATTTTCGAATAGGTAAATCTGACTTGACTGACGAAAAGGAAGATTCTGACGCTGATATGGAATTTATGGATAGGGCGATGAAGATTGCCATAAATGACAAGCGGTTTTCCGAAATCGTGATAGGATACAGCAAACTGCCGACAGATAAGAAAGATTTGATTTGCGATTTCTTTGAAAAATTCATCTTGTGAGGATTGCAGGGAGTTATTCTCTCCCTGCTTTTTCTTCTGCATATCCGCTTTTAACCAATGCATAGATTAGTTTTAGTATTGCCGGATTCTCGATTTTCTCCACCAGTTCGGTGATTTTCTTTCTATAATAGTCTTTTTCTTTTATTTTTTCCATATATTCCCTCCAAAATATTTTTTTATTTCCAAAAAAGTAGTAAAATTGGTTTTTGAAATCTATAGGATAATATTACCACAAAAAAATGAGGAGGAAATGCACGGACTTGCATAAAAATACGATAATTATTGCCCAAAAGTGCAAAAATTAATTATGGTAGAAAAGTATATGAAAAATTTAAGGGAATTAATATTAAAAAAAATGGAGGAAGAAAATTACACAATAGCAAGATTTTCTGATGAATGTGGAGTTTCTGAAAGAGAGATTTGCAAAATAAAAAATGGTCAAGCTTCAAATATACAATTTGATACACTTGTTAAGATTTGTGAAAATTCTGGTATTCACTATGAAGATATTTTTTGCTTAGATAATGTGAATTCTTCTAGGTTAGAAGTGTTATTAGGAAATATTTTATTTATTTACAAAAACCAAAAATATAAAATTTGCTTAATAAACAAAGAATAATAAGTATTTATTCCGATTTAGATTTCAGTTTAATACATTTCTAGAATGTTAAAAATAAGTTCTGAAAATAATCAAAAATGAACCACATATCTCTCCTAGATATGTGGTTCGCAAAATAAACAGAAAATTTATTTCAATCTATTTAACGCAATGCATCTTTGAAAATCCCCCATATATACTTTTTTCTTAATTATAAAATATTTTTCAAACCCAGTTGTACCATTTTGACTGGAGCGGTTAGTAAGCTAAACACCGATTTGCAGGCCGCAAAAACGGAAGTTGTACCGGGCATTACTTGCATCAAGTATGGGAAAACCATCATAGTCAATATTGACAAGGAGATAGATTTCCACGGTGGCTGGAACGTAATAGCTAGCTTACCCTATGCGGCCTTTGGGGTGACAGTAATGTATGGGATTTTCCACACATATGGCGGGGATGATGCAGGGATTATCCGGGTTTACCAGAAATCGCTGGAACTGGAGATACAGAATTTCAAGGAAGAAAAGACAATCCGGGCAAGGGGAGCGGTTTCATACATTACAGAAGGCTAAGCCGTCCTCTCGCATATGCTGGATTTAATGCCCATTGGGGCATGCCTAAATTGCAGTTTCATCCCAGTTTGTAGTGTATCTTTTTACGTTATTTACTATTTTAGTGTAGAAAACCACTCCTTTGGTAGCATAAGAAAACACAATGGCTGATGCATGGGTCCTTTCCCGGAATGGCTGGATGATGATCCTATATGTTGGACCCATGACAAAATAGCCAATATATGTGTCGTTCAGTGCCAACGGAAACTTATTAAGTATTTCCTTCACGACATCATCAAGCGTCTTCTTGCTCCCATCATATGCCCCAAAATCAATACACTTTATGCCATCCATGCCCTGCAAATCGGTGTTTAGCTTACTAACCGCGCCAGTCAGCGTCCCATCCCCTATGCTTGCAATATCAGTTGTCCCAAGCATTTTGTAAAGCCACCGGATGTTCTTAAACATTGTGGATATTTTATTGAAAATACTGCTGTGTTTTTCGCCCGTTGCCAGCAGTGGGGCATCCGTCCAAGCAGCAGGGGATAGGCTGTCTGCGCTGGTGAAACTTACCGTGCTGTCTTTGCTGTCACCTGTTTTCTTTAAGTATGTTTCTGCTATGCTATTGCCATTTTCATCCGATATGGCTTTCCTGCAAGTACCTTCGATAGTGTCTTTTAAATATAATCCCATGGAAATTCCCTCCTCAAAATATTTTCCTGAATTTAAACATTAGGGAAATGTAACCTACCATATCTTTGCTAAATGCTGCCTGCATCTTTGCCACCCCGTCGCTTCCCCTTGCCGTCCTAAGATATAATCTAATTTCATCATTAAGTTTTTTAGAGGAATGCAGCAATATTTCGTCTGTTTCGGAAGAACCGCTTAGGGCAGTATCCCAGTGCATAATCCCGGCATACCCAAATTCTTCTGTTTGTCCGGTCGGTGTGACATATACAACATATACGCCACTTTTCAAGTCATTCCCTTCCACAACTCCTTGCCAATAGGTTTTTGGGATTAATGAAACTCCTCGGTAGCTAACTATAAAACCTTGGGAAGCCTCCTCTGCCCTGTCCGCACTCTCCTTTGCCTGCCTCGCGTATTCCATGGCATTGTCGGAACCCTCTCCTTCCCTTACCCCAGTCCCGCCATGGGCATAGCTTTCGGACAGTTTTGCAAATTCCTCGGATTTCCCTGCGCTTAGCTGTGCCTTGCCCTGCTCCACCCTGATGTCCGCAAGGTAGTCCGGGCGCAGGTGCTTCTCCTGTATGCTGCCTTCTTTTATGATTGCTTTTACTTTTCCTTCTTCCACGGATATTGCTATTGTGTCGCTGTTCAGGAATTCAAGTTCTGTAATCAGCCTTGACAGGTCTACTTCAAACCTTCCCCCTCCTTCCAGCGGAAGTGTAAGCATTTCTGTAACCGGGTCGTAAAATATATCCAGTGCAACCATCTCAAGAGGTGTGTCAATTGTAATTGTTTCCCCATTTTTTCTTGTAAATGTTAAAATTCCATTTGTCTTGTTATACTGAACATCTTTAAAAAGCTTAGATGTATGCTCTAGTAATTCTTCTTTTGAAGCCTTGTTTTCATCCAGATTATGGACATTCTCATCCGTCAAATTGATAGAACGAACCATTCTGTTTAAATTCTCTTCGTCTACCGGAGATTCGTCGCTTGGATAGTTTCTCCATACTAAATCAATATGAGCGTTGTTCATAACTGCAAATCCTTTCCATTAAAAAAGAAACAGATTCTTTCAATGAATCTATCTCTTTCTTCTGATTTTCTAGTTCTAATTCCAGTTCCACGTTTTTTCTTCTTAAAAAATCAATTTCTTTTTGTTGCATTTGATTCTTTCTCATGTTCCACATAATGAACTCTGTGTAAATAATCCCCATAGGGTCGTCCACCCCACAGTAGTCTTCATTCTCCGGACTATCAGACATTTGGACAAACCCTCCAAAATCTTTCATTGTATATCCGTGTTTTTCGAATGATTTTTTTACGTCCTGCGCTTTTACTCCGAAATGATATCTCCCAGAAGTTCCGTTATTATATTTAAATGCGCATGGTTCTATATCCATATACACGTTGTCAAATTCATCTAATGGCTTAAAGGAGTTTTTTACGCGCTCATCGGAAGTGGTTATACTTCCGGCAGAGCTTAATACCACAGAATTTCCGCGCAGCCTTGTGGAAGTTGGTGTATCGCTGTAATTAGAAGCTGGAACACCAACAAAACTATATCTGTCCTCATTCCTGTAACCAATTATGTAATGCATAAGTCCTTCATGCGATACATTTACCCTCACTCCCATATCCCCTGTGTCCCCAGTGAAATCTAAATACCGATTTGCATACAATTTCGTTGCCCTAAATTCACAATGAGCCTGTAGTAAGTCACTGTATATATGGCAACTTCTGTCTTGGGAAATTTCTTTAAAAGCCAAATAATTATATCCAGAATCAAAATCGTTCTTTGAAAGCCTTCCAAACCTTAAATCCATATCACCAGTATCGTCAGATTTTATATACGCAATCCTATACCTATCGTCAAAATCTGGGTCCCTTATGTAATAGGCTGAATTCGCCTCTATGTTTGACCCAGTTATTTTTCCTCCTTTAAAGGTCTGCCCATTAATTTCCCCTCCGTCCAGCCTGTCGCAATTTATCTTTCCAGTCGTTATATTCCCTCCGTTTATTATTGTTTTTCCATCGTTTTTCGCAAGGTTTTCAAAGCTGACAAGTCCGGAAAATTTTATCTCTTTTGCTTGGCCAGTTATTACGCTGCCATTCTCTTTTGTCGCTAAAAGAGCCAAGGTTGCAGAAGTAGAGCCATTGGTGACGGACATGTCAATAGACTTAACGGTTTGCGCTATTTTTGAAGAAAGCCCTCTTTCTGTATCTTCCACCTTTTGTTCTATTCCATCTGCTGTTTGCTTTATCTCGGATCTTATGGTTGTGCTAACCTGCTCAAGTTGCGTGTATTCCCTCCATTCCACCCATTGAGGCCTGTCAAGCGGATGGTGCTTCACTGCTTCATATACCATTCCGCTTGTCTGGTCTAAATATTTAAGCCCGGGCTTATATTCTTCAGCCGTCATTATTTTAGATGGTGCACCAAAACCATATTTGTCAATAAGTATCGGTGTGCCATCTACTTTTTTCTCGCTCCATATTTTTTCCGTCCTTGCAACTGTGCTTGTTATGCTTTCTGCTGTTTGTTTTATTTCAGACGATAAGTTTTCGGTTATCATCTCGAGTTTTTTTACAAATACCCACGAAACTCCATTGGACTGATAAAGATTTCCATCCGACTGATTCAGGTAATACTTACCGTTATTCTCGCTTGCCTTATATTGCATTTTTTCATCATCAGGCGAAAAATATCCAAATAGCTCAACATTATATCCTGTTGTATCATATTTACTTGTTGCCTTGCTGACTGTAGAAGTAATACTTTCTGCTGTCTGTACGATTGACGAACGCACGTCTATAAAATTTCCGTTCGTATCTTTTTCAAAACTTGAAAGTTCTGACCTTGTTTCATCCAAGTTTCTTATAAGGATATTAGTTTTTCCCTTTAGTTGGATAATAGAATTATGCACTCCGTTTATTTTCCCAGAATATTTCTCTGTTCCATTTGCGCTAAACGCGTCTGCCAAGGACTGTATGCCTTTCAAGGTTCTGTTCAGGATGTAAGATTCCACCAATTCATATTTCGTGGGCAACCTTACTGGGTCTCCGACTTCCAAGCACGGATTCCCGATGCAATCAGCAGAAAAAGGCCTATATACAATGTGCGTTATCTTGTCAAATATGTTTTTTGCCACCGCTGCCAAATCATCGGAAGATTTTCCGTAGACAAGAAAATTATTTTCAATAACATAGCAGTTGTCATTTTGCGTTTTACTCCCTTCCGGCCATATCTTCCCTATATCGTTCTCTTCCTGCCTAATTTGCAATCTTGTAATTCTTTTGCAAATGAAATCTTCGTATTGGCAGCTTTTGTAACCTCCGGAACCTATTCCAGTAGATTTTGGTGCTTGTGGGTAAAGATGCCCGGTTTCCGACTGTTTGAGATACCATGGAGCGTGGTCTGGGAACAATGTGTTGCTTGGATACAAGCCCATCATATCTTGTGTAAGATAAATGTAATGGAATTTCCCGTCGCGCCCGATATGCCCAAAGCATCCATTAATCTCGCATATCGCCCGAATTACGTCCAGCCCGCTTAGTGAGGATTCTTTCAGTATGCTTACCTGCTGTGTTTCATTGTCAATTTCCGTCCCTTCTTCTACGCTTATCGTTTTTTCTAGATATAGGCCGTCATTCACCAGCCCATACACCCGCGTCCCATCCTCCCGCACTTCCATGACTGGGTCTACTTCTTTTAGGCCGAAATGCTCAATAAAACTTTTCCTGAACTGCCTCATCGGGACCCTTCTGTTCATGTCCGGGAAAATAGAGTTGTACCAGCCGACCACGCTTGAATTGATAATGTCGTACATGGCATCATACGCCGTTATATCCCGATATAGCCTGTCCGCTGTCGGAACATCAGAAAACACCTTGTACCTGCCAAATTGGAACGGGATGTCTGTGTGCCCGTCCAATGTTTCTTCCACAACCAGCCACTTATCTTTCATCTTGGTAAACGTATTGTGTATTTTGAATTTCAGTACGCTTGCTTCGCAGCATCCAAAGCGTAGTTCGGATTCCGAGCAAAGGCTTTCAGAAAGCTCAAAATTTTCCCATTCAATGTCTTTGTTTTTGAATACCAGAAGTTCATATTCTCCCTGCACTGGTTTCCAGTTAAAGGAACTGATTGCAGAAGAAACGGACAAATTTCTGCATTTGTAATAAATCCCGGTTTCTGCATCCAAATAAACTTTTCCCTCATATTCAGCTTTTGCTTGGTATTTGCTTTCCGGCAGCCCATATCCGACAAAATCACACGCTGTAATTCTAACCTGCTTGTCAACGTGCTGCCTGTTGTATAATTCCTTGTACATATAATCAACCACGGTAAACACCTCCTATAAACGCAAGCCGTATTGGGTTGTACTGGATGATTGGGTTTTTCTTTAAACTATTTTCTGCGTAATACATCTGTGGCTGGAAGTCGGCCAGATATCCCATCTGCCATTCAAAATAATTGTCATATTCCGGGACATATGCCTGCATATAAAACTGCCTTGCCTTCGGAACGTTATACTGCGCAGCGATATTCCTCATGAGTTCGCTGAATGTTATGTTTGTCATCATGGCCCGGGTTTCAAATTCAACCTTCAATGCTTTCAGTTCTACCGCATCCCTATGCTGGTATCCGTTTGCATCGGGCCATGTATCCACGTCCTGCATGTTCACGTATGCGCTGTAGGATTCTGCTGCTATGTATTTTATTGGTATGTTATAGAATTCCCCTATTTTATCTGACGGCGTTCTTGCTACTCTTATGAGCCATCCTTCATATGCCAAATATGCCGCCTCCTTAAAAATAAGCATAAAAAGAACACCTGCCGTTTCTGGCAGATGTTCTTTACAATACTTACTTTATTTAATTTCCTTATAACTTAATTCCATCTATTGTTTCTGTTTTTTCTGTTTAATCTCAAATCCTTACTTTATCCACATAACCACTTATCTCTGTGTGTAACTTATGGATAAACATTACATTTTCATACTTATTTGATTCCTCCTCACTTATTAAACACGTGACCGGACGCCTGATTCCTTCCGATATCCGAACTACTGTTGAAAGCCTGATATCTTTTTTCTTCCCATCCAATATGTAATTCAGTTCCCGGAGGGAAATCCCACACTCTTCTGACATGTGCTTCATGCTACACCCAGTCCTGCTCATGTGCCGGAAAAGCTGCTGCCTTAAGTTCTCCATGCAATTTTCCATCATTCCACCTCCACTCCAAACTGGGAAAGTAAGTAATGTTTCAAATCTTCTTTTCCCTTCATATGCCCTAGCCGGAATGCTAAATCTACCGCATTGTTCGGATTGGTTTTATTCGCAATCTCAATCAGGTTAAAATAGTCCTCCCAGTCCATCCCAGATTTTATACTTTCAGTGCGTTTCCGGTATTCCTTAAGCATACTATTGATTTTAGAATTTTTGTGTTCCTTCCTATTTAAATGCAGAAAGCCTTTGAAATGTTTCAGTGCATTGTGTCGCGCCACTTCAAATACCTTTTTATAAAATTCCTCCTGCGTGAGGCTTCCCTTCATCCTACTGCATGTTTCGCAAGTGCATTGCATGTTTGAAAAATCTTTTCCTCCCCCTTTTGATGGAGGGTTTTTCCGGTTAATGCACATTTCCACTAATTGCAGTTTCTTCCCGCAGATGGAGCATTTCCCGCTGTACATACGGTATACGGTTTCCCGGACTTCGGAATACTTCATGTTCTTACTCACATTCCTCACCCCGCTTTCCTTCCAGTACCCGCAGGGCTTCTTCGTGGATTTTCCTGTCCATCTCGTTCGTATCAATGGAAACCTGATACTTGAGGGCTGCAATCTGCTGTTCAAGTTTCTTCTTGTCTTTCGGGACTTCTACTCTTAACATTCCCCCACACCCCCTTTCAATTTAAGGGATTGCTGGGAGTTTATCATTTTTATTTTTAATCTATCCATTTTTCCTTCCTTTCAAAAACCAGAAGGATTGGAAATCGTAAATGTCAGTCTTTTCTATTTGTTGCCTTATCGAACAGGGCTTCAAATTCCTCCCATGTGTCAGACGCTCTCATAAGGGCAATCACCTTTTGGAGCTGCTTGTCAAGATGCGGAACTCCTATCTCATCTGTCAAAGATTGGTGTAACCTCCTACTCTTCGGAGTTTTGCTTTTCAGTTCTTCTAGAACCCCGTCTGTCAGTTGCTCATATATGTATTGGTTTGTCAACTTCCCTACATACTGCGGTCGGCTGTTTCCGTTGTATGCCCATCCTTTCAGACGGAACATCTGCTTGTAAAATTCGTCTGGAAATCGCTTTGCCCACGGCATAAGTTCCTCGCTTATGTAAGCCGATAAAAGCCTCTGTAATTCATCATGTTCCCTGTCGTACTGATATCCTGTTACTTCATCAATCAGAGAATCAAGCCCGACTTTTGCAAAAGCGGTCATTATAGCGTATAGCCTTTCGGCAGTTTCAACTTGCGCCTTGTTCAATATTCCATCGTTCTTTGCGTCCGCATACGCTTTGCATATGTCTACAAATATAGATGATTTCATTGGGAAGAATGGCGTACCCCTTTTCGTGAGATACTGCGGCAGTTCATTCCTCGTTGATTTATACACCCAATCCCTCAATTCTTCCGAAAGATATGGCGCAATCCACAAAGAATTTAAATTTCTTTTTAATGCTGTTCCGCCGCCGCCCGTGAGATTCATGGCTTTCGCCGCTCCTCTGGAAGACAAAACCCGTTCCTTGTTGTCCATGACATAACATTCCAATTCCAGTCCTTCTCCTATTTTCCATGTTCCACTGTGTGTCGCCCTTGGCTGTTTCATATTCGCTTGCCCCTTTCCTGTTTTCTTGATTATACATTTAGGAAAGTGTCCAGTCAAGAACGCACTTTTTTATTTTAGTGGACGCTCACTAAAAATCAGAAAATTTCATTTTAGTAAGTGACCGGATTGGGATGCTATACATCAAGGTACATCTGTTCGTATTCTGGCACTCTCACGAAATCCTCTGTGAGTTCCACGCCGAACTGCAGGGAAACTTTCTGGAAGTTCTCCGCAATCTTATGCGGAGCAAGGCTCTGGCGATGGGCTACTCTGTCCATAATCTTTAAGTAACTGGCAAGTTCGCCTAACTGGATTTCGGATGGGTTGCATAACTGTGTTTGTTCCTGCTCCTTGCTTGGGAGGAAAGCGTCTGCAAGGATGTCTTTGGCTTTGAGTTGATACTGCATTAACTTCCTCGCGAAGTCTGGTCGTTCTTCTCTAGTCTTTTCTGTTATCTGTATTTTCGCAAGCCAAAGTGGGACAAAATCATGTCTGATACAGAAAACATCCTGCGTTCCACTACCTGTCGGGAGGGGGATCTGATTAGATCCACCTTCGCTGAATACCATATCTTTCTTGATGTTCTTAACCTGTCGTTTCATCTGTCCTTCTGTCATTTCAAGTGCATCACATACCCAACGCACACCCACCCAGATATTTCCTTCTGCGTCTTTTGCGGCTTTGATGGAATCTCCCATCACGTCTACATTCTTTACAATCATTTCTTCCATATAAAAACCACCTTTCAAAAAATGTTTTTGACATTCCTTAAGAAAGGTGGTAATATATACACATACCACCTTTGCAAAAAGGAATTTGGTTGTTGAGTAATCGTGCGGTCGCCAAACTACAACGATTACTCTTTTTCTTTTAATTCTTTATAAACCCTTTCAATACCCATTCTTACGACATCTACTTTTTTCATTCCTGTTTTTGAAACACAGAAATTCAATTTTTCAATGTCGCTGTCAGACATTCTAAAACTTTCCCTATGCCACTTTGGGTCTTTTGAGGGCGGTCTGCCATGTGCTGGCGACAATCTTATCATCTCCCTTCTTTATATGTTATGACACTAATTATAAATGTTATGACATTTAATGTCAATACCTAAAACAGAAAAATATATAAATTTAGGGTGCCTCCAAATTAGAAGCACCCTTCTGTCTATTACTGTTTCAAAAGAAAATATAGAATCTGCATACTAAATTTTAAAACCATTTAATTTATGTACTCTATGTCTACCCTTGGCAATGTGACCTGTTCCCCTAAGATTGTTTCTGTAGTATCTGTTCCTTTACATTCTCCATACATAACTACTGAATCTCCTTCCAATATCCTAGATTCCCCATCTTTGTAAGAATAAACACATCCCCATTTGTTCCCATTGTAATCTGTAACATAAATTGTAAATGAATCAAACCATCCCTCTACTATTTGTTCTACTGTTCCTTCAACCTTGCAATATTTTCCGTCGTTATTGTCTGGATTCCGTAATATATCCTCGTAATCTAGGATTTCGCACAAGGATTTGTATTCTTCCTCCGATATGTCTTCACCAGAATCCGCAACTTCTTCAGTAACCGTAAAATATTGTGACAGACCTTCGTCTGAATTTTCTTTCTTATATTCCTTCGCTTTATCCCCTACTGCGAATACAAGACAATCATCCACATTTACTGATTTTCCCATGAACGAATAACTATCATTTCCTGCAACTGTTCCGCTTATACCAACAATATCTCCTTTATTCAATTGAGATTCATATTTCTCGTAATTTTCTCCGACATGAAAACTACTCATCATATATCCATCTGATAAATTTGATTGTATCATATCTTCTTTAATATCATCAATTTCTACAACAACATATATCTTCGCTCCTTCCATATTTGCGCAATACTTATCTAAATCTTCATTTTTTATAAATAAATATTCCCCAGAATCGACTCTTTTTATTCCATCTTCTAAATCGGTTTCTTTTTTTTCTTCCTCTTTTTCCTCTTTGTCCTTTTCCTGTTTTTCATTTATTCCGTTTGTTATTTCTTCTTTTTTTGCTGGCGGTTCTTGACTTTCTATGGAATTACCATCCCCTGATTGCCCTGCTATTATAATTATAAAAGCCCATATACATAACAAAACAGTACACCCAATTCTCGCTGGTTTTCTTAATGGCTTTTTGAATACCCACAATAAAATAACTCCTATGTATGGCGCAAATATGCATACAAGGGAAATAAACCATGTTTTCTTATAAAATTTTTCTCCTTTTGACATTTCTAAAATCTCCTCTCGTTTGTATTATTGACAAATTATACCACAAAAGAAGATAAGTTTCTACAAAAGTCAAGAGGAAAATTAAAGATTTTTGCAAAACAATAGGACGGTTGTTTCCGTCCTATGCTGTCAAGTATGCAATTTCAGCAAATCTCTTTATTCTATCGTTGCAATCTTTATATATATCCTTATAGTGCATACCCATTGACATATCAATTTGAATAGTCTGTAAAATAATACTCTCAACCAATGTAAGGTTGTTCAGTTCCGACACGCTCACGCTGTCACGATTTCCACCAACAACACTTTTTGCAAGTTTCGTGTAAACCATATACAACTTGTCTGAATTTTTACTGCCCTGTTCTTTTGCGTAATCCTGTAATAGTTTGATAACATCAGTTTCCTTTAGGCGGTTTTCCTTATTGGCAATCCTCGTTTCTGTCCATAGTTTGGATTGTTTCTCAACGAGAAATCTCCGCATAGCATAAAACTGCCTTACCAACTCTTTCTTGAATTTAACAACCACCTTAGAATTTCTTAAAAGGGTTATGACAAAGGTTGCTTGTTCCTCGTTAAGATAATACACTCTTTCTGGTTGTCCTCTTTTCCCCGATTTTAAATCGGAGAAATCAATTTTGCCAAAATCAGCAATATCACTCTCGTATTTTCTGATAATAGCAACGACTGATTCGTGCTGATTATTTGTTCCCTCTGCAATTACCTTGCTGTTTGTAAATACATCATTTTCTCTTACTTCCACTAACTCATACATAATTATTCCACCTTTCTTTCGCTACTGTCATTCGACAGGCAGGTTAATAGTTTCAATTTTGTTTGGATTTTCTTATGTATTTTGGTAAAACAAAAAGCACCTCGAAAGCCATGATAGCGTCATGACCTCCGGGTGCTGATAATTGCTCCCTCAATATTTCGTCTTAGTAGTAAAAATTGAATTTTATTTATCCTATCATGTTTTTATTCACAAGTCAATAAACCTCTTCCGCAAGCACAAGCCTGCCTCCTATATTCCTATTTCTCCCTTCTCTCGTTCGCTTCACAACATTTTTATAAACTGCATCTCCATCTAGGTTTAATTGTAGAGATATATCCCCGCTCCCAGCCGCTCCATTATTTCTCATTGCAGATGAAACCGCATTGTATACCGCCGGGTAAATGGCTTCTGCAATCCCCTGCGTAATCTGCCCATTATTGGCTACTGCTGTCTGCCCGTTACTGAACCTTCCAATAACTTCATTGTGGTTCGCATAGAAAAGCCCGTCCTCCGGGAATCCTCCATTTCTGTACTGCGGTATCAGGTCTGCAATGTTGATTTTTCCTATGCCGGATGCGTAGCCCTTATTCTTCCCCCAGTTCCCGGCTATACCACCAGACTTGCTTACCACATATCGAATTGCCGCAAGCATATTTGATAATGGATCCCATATATCCTTGTTGTATGGTGCTAACGCAAATGCCCGGAATGTAGAGTCAATTACTTGTAATATTCCCTTTGATGGAGTTCCTCTTTTTGCGTTTGCATCCCATAGGTTTATCGCCCTTGGGTTCCCGCTGGATTCCGTCTGTATCTGTTTCATCATGAGTTCCAGGTTCAGCGCACTGAAATGACCTGTCATTTGAAGTGCCTTTGTCGCAAGCCCCCTCCACTGTTCCACGCCCTTAGACGGGTTATACTGCACTGTCAGGTTTTCGTCAAATATTTTCTTTATAAAACCTGTTGCCCCATCTAAGAGTGTGCTTGCCGCTCCTTTGGCTATGGAAAGCACTGGTTCGAGCATCCCGGATAGGTCTGTGAACTTATCAAACGCAATCTGTAAAATCTTTTCTGGATGTGTTAGGTAATCCCATACATTCCCAGTAAATTCTGTTATCTTAGACCACGCTCCTGCAAAAAAATCCCCGATACCTCCTGCAAAGCACGGCATTCCATTCATTTTCTGCATAAGGTCTTTCGTCTGGCGGGCTGGCATGATTTTTGTTCCTTTTTCCATAGGGAGCATGACATTTCTTCCCTCTGGTATGAACGGTTTTCCATGTGGAGGTACGATAAGTTCTTTGTAGACATTTCCTTTCTGGTCGTTTACGATTCCTATGGTGTCTTGTGGAAGACCCCTGTCACCTTTTGCAAACTGTGGAACCGTCCATAATTCAAGTGGTTTTCCTGCTCCAACCTTATCAAGAACCCAATTGATTCCTTTTATAATTCCATTTATAGCATCGCCAATTGGTTTAATAATTCCATTTGCAATGCCTTTGAAGAAATCTCCGATCGCTCCAAATACCCCTGTTATTCCATCATATGCATCTTCGAACGCCCCCTTTATCTTGCTAGAAACTCCATCTTTCTTCTCGAAAACCGCAACAACCTTATCTCCTACATTCGTCTTAAACCATCCGCTTACCGCATTCCATACACCCTTCACTAGATTCCAGGCTGTCGAGAAAGCATTGGATATTTTGGTTTTTAGTCCATCAAATACCTTTTTAACTGGATCTATAACGTACTTATTGAACCAATTAGATACTTTTTCCCATACTTTTTTTGCGCTTTCCCATGCACTTGAAAAGAATTTACCTATTTCTTTTGTGTCAATTCCGAATTGCTTTAGGAATCCACCAAAAATTCCCCCTATCCCTTCAAGTATTTTTGAAAATCCTTCTCCTATTTTTTCCGTATCAAGCGTGAAAATTCCTGTTAGAATATCAAAAATTCCTGTCAGGGTATCTATTACACCCCCTACCATTGTCGCAAAACCAGAAATCATATTTCCGAGTACAGTAAATACAGCAGACGCTACAATCCCTGCTACTATTGTTGCAAGAGAAGCTAATATTTCAACAACCTTTTTTATTCCACTTCCTTCGTAAAAATCATAAATAGCCTGTCCTAATTCCTTAATTTTTTCCCACAAAGGGGTAACCGAATTTCTTATTTTTTCAAATGCTCCAACTAGACTATCTTTTACCATAGAAAATGCAAGTCCAACAGAATCCCTAAAAGTTTCGCTTGTGTTCCAAAGGTCTACAAGCACCGCTGCCACACCTGCTATTGCAGCCAATATTGGAAGAGACGGCAATGAAAGGCCACCAAGTGCTGTAGCTAAGCTTGTTGATAGTGAAGTTGCAATATTTCCAGATATGAGTTTTCCTATTCCAGTAAATTTAAAAAATCCAAACACTGCTATTAAAGCTGTTTCCAATGGTGCTTCTTGTATCAGACCTCCAAGCAATTCAAATCCTGCCTTTATAGCCTCCCATAATGCAGTTGCTAATTTTCCTGCAATTTCAAGAAAATCAAGTTCTGCAAGGAATGTCCCTATCTTTTGCCCTATCTGTTCAAAATCTGTTTCTTGCAATAATGTGGTAACAGTAGTTAATCCTCCCTTTATCCAAACGTTTATTGATTCCGCAAGTCCAACAAAATCAAATGTTTCAAAAAATCCGTTTATTCCGTCTGATATAGAAAGACCTATTTGCTCAAAATCAAGTGTCGTGCCAAGATTTAAAGCAAACTGTATCGCGGTATTCAGCGCGTTTGCCAATGTACTCCCAACAAGGGAAAAGTCTGTTTCTTGGAAGAATCCGTTTATCGCGTTTCCAATCCCAGTTCCCCATTTCTTAGCAGCAGACAATGCAGTTTCCCAGTCGATTCCTTCTAATGCAGCATTTATCCCGGCTCCTATGGAAATTCCGAAATTTTCAAAGTCAAATGTTTCCCCAAAAGAATCAAGGAAATGCAATGCTGTATTCAACGCCCCTGCAATTGTTTTTCCAAGTGCTGAAAAAAGTTCCGGAGAAATCAGACCATTTAAGAACTGCGCAAGACCAGACCCGAAATTCCTAGCTTTTTTATACACAGAATCCCATGGTATGCTCTCCATAGCCTTTGTTAGTGCATCTCCAATATATTCCCCAAGTTTATACAAGGAATCTATGTCGCTGGTAAATTTCTTTATAATGCTTTCTCCCGGGTTCCATTTCCCTCCAAGGCCTTCCCCTGCCGCTGCGCCACCTTCTGCTCCCCCCGCTCCGTTTCCTCCTGTTTCTCCTGAAGGTTCTGGGAAGTCTATGGTTTTCAGTTCGTCAAATGCGCGGATTCCCTTTTTCATCTTGTCAATGTTCTTTGCTGCCGTCCCAGTGGAATCTGCAACATCTTCCGCGCCTTCCGCTGCGCCTCCGAAATCCTGTGCAAGACCTCCCCCACCTTCTTCATATGTCCATCCGAATATCTGCCCGAGTGCATTTGAAATTGTCTTGGCAAACGCTATGATATGGCTCATTGCTGCATTTATTACTTTCACCACCGGCTTAAATGAATTTACCAATACGCCCCCAATTACCGCTGCGAGCTGCTCAAAGTTCTGCCTCATTATCCTCGTCTGGTTTGCCCATGTGTCTGCGGTTCTGGCAAAGTCATTATGCGCTGCGGTTGTGTTTGCCATAACGTACTGGTATCGGAGCATGGTCTTTTCTGCCTGTGACATGGATTTTATGTCAGCGTCAAGGCCATTTTTCATTGCCCATTCTGCAAGAGTGGCCTGTGTCAAATCCAATCCATATGTACGCAGCGGTACTGTCATGCCAGTGAATATTGCCTCCAAATCCTTTGCAACGTCTTTTTGTTCTACATTGTAAAGGGATGCCATGTCAGCAGTTAATTTTGTCATGTTCAGAGAAACATCGGACATGGAATCTGAAAGCCCTATATACCCTTCTGTCTGCTCATTCAGGAACTTATTGGCATCATTAATCAGCCCTGAATTAATTCCCATCGCTGCGCCCATGGACTGGAACCTGCTGGCGTATTGCTTTAAGGAAAGTTCAGACATCCCAAACTGTTCAATAGAAGTTTTCGCAAAATCCTCCACTTTGTAAGCCATGTCGCCAAATGTTGCGTCCACCACGTTCTGTACTTCTGTCAGGTCAGAAGAAATGTCCATGGCTTTCATCGCCCCGCGCACAGTCCCATAAAGGCCAAGAGTAACTCCCATTGCAGAAAGAACGCTTCTCGAAAAATTCTTTATCCCTCCCAGTGCTTTCCCTATGCTACCGTTCAGCCCATTCATGGACTTGGACAGTTTATTTATTCCGGAATTGAATGTGTTTGCAGATATCCCGCTGCTTGTGAATACATTCCCAAGCCCCCTTACTGCGCTTCCCGTCCTCCCTCCAGCATTTGCAAGCTGCGAAAGTGCCTGCGTCATCTGTATGGTGTTCTGGCTTACGTTTGGCGCGCCTGACATAGTTTGGAAAAATTTTAAAAGCTCGTCCCCGAGTTTTTTCAGGCTATTTGCCGTTGTTTCCGTCTTCTTCCCGGCATTTGCAAGGGTTCCAACTGCCTGTGTAAAAGTTATCGTATCCGTCTCTACAGATTTTGCCCTTGAGATTTTATTCATGAATTCCCCAAGGTTCTGTCCAAGTCCCGGAAGCGCAGATGCTGCTTCTCCCGCCCCTGCTCCAGCATTTGCAAGTTTTGCCACGGCATTTGTCATAGAAATTGTGTTCTGCTTTACTTCTTCCGCCTTGGATAAAGTCTGCGCAAGTCCGTTTATGGAATTTCCAAGTGATGCAAAGTCAATGTTTGCAAGGCTTGAGGTATTTGCGTTTGAAAGTCTTGTCAGGCTATTTACTAGGTTTGTCAGGTTTTTGTTGTCAAACTTTGCGTTGCTTAAAATATTGATGCCGTCCGCAAGCGGACTTAGCGCGTTTCCTACCGCCTCTATGTTCCCGGTCTGAATAGCCGCAAGCCGCTCAATTCCAGTAGCCAGACGGTTAAAATCAGTTTTTTTAATTCCCTGAAGCTCTTTCATTCCAGAAGCCAGTGTCTTTACGCCAACTCCGAGATTTTTAATCCCAGTTCCGTTAATATTGGAAAGTTTTTCTAAACTTGTAGTATCAAATTTTAATTTTTTAGAAAGTGTTTCTAGGCTTTTAGAAAGAGAATCAATTGACTTCTTTGCTTTACCCGCCTCTGATGTTATTTTTATTTCAAGAGAATCTATTTCCGCCATGTCTGCCACTTCCTTTCCAAAATAAAAAGAGGCGGCTTTTGCTACCTCTTATCTTTCAATCATTTTGTTTGCCTTTGTTAGAACAAAGTCTTTTATTTCATTAAATCCCCATCCGTATTCCATGAGGCTTGACACGAGCATTTCTGCGTTCTGGTCTTCAAAGCATTTCCATGTAATCTTTTATTTTGTCGAAAGTCCAATATGTATTTATCATATCGCCAATCATACAGGTGTATTTTCTTATAGTGGCGTTCTGTTCTTCTGATAAATAATTCCTAAAACTTTCAAATTCTTTTGCGTGGTATTCTTTAACTAACTGTTTTGTATCTTTCCCAAACAAAATATCATAAATTAAATCTGAATAAATATTCGGGACATCCGCACCGCTTACTGCAATAGTGAATTTAGATATTTGCTCATTCTCAAATCTTAATTCTTCAACTGAAATATCTCTATTATCTTCTGTGGAATTGTTTTTCGGAATTACAAAAAACTTATTCCATGTATTTTCTAGTTCAATCGAAATCCTCTCGTTTTCTTCTTTTCTGCATTTTTCATAATCTGCAACATTCCCATGCTTTTCAATAATTTTCTTTATTTCTTCTATATCAACTTCTGAAAACCATTCTCCACCAACATTTTTGTCTTTATAAAGATTGTGCAATACGACCTCTAATTCAAAAGCATTTGATATAAAATCACTTTTGTAAATAAGTTTTATTGTCGGACAGCCACAAGCTAATTGTCCTAACCTTGTCGCTACATTGTTGCTTACTCCGATTTTAAAATTCCCATTATATTCTGCAACGTAAATTTTCTTTATTCTGCTTGCTTTCATATTTATTGCCGCCTTTCCGCAAAATTGCCTTGTTTGTAATCAGCAGGGAAACGGTTAAGGCTTACCGCTTTCGGCTGTACACTCCTATCCCCGCTGGAATTGCCATGTTTATCGCAAAACGTCGTTTTATTTCTCAAAATGTAAATTTTTGTATAATTTTAACAAATTTTTATATGTTTCACGTGAAACATATAGTTAAATTAAACATATTTAAGTTTAACTTTTATTAAAAGGGCGGAAAGATTTGACCCATTTCCGCCCTTGCTGAAATTCCTATTTTACATATACCTTTCCGTTGTGCATTGCCGCAACCCATCCAGAAGGTGTGCGAATCCATATATCTTCCCCGTTCCTTTTCACGTCCTTGCAAGTGACCCTCGTACCCTTGTCTAAACACCCATCTCCATCTGCATCATGGTTTCGCCCATCTCCAGTAAGCTCACTGTGTTTTTTTGCCCGGTATTCTGTCCCAGCCCCTTCCCGGACTTTCATCTCTGCCTGCAATGTGTATACGCTTCCAATCTGGTATTCTTTCTTTTCCATTTGTGTCCTGTTGGAATACACTTTTTCGAGCCTTGCCCTGGATGCATTTCCGCACAGTCCGTCTTCCTTCAATTCATTGTCGTGCTGGAATTTTAACAGGGCTTTTTCTGTGTTCTTCCCGAAATCCCCATCTGCACCGTCTGCACCGCAAGAATACCCGCAACCTATAAGCATAATCTGCATATCTTTCACTTTCTGCCCTTTATCCCCTTTTTGCAGCCAGCTTCGGCTAACATCCTGTGCAACATTTTTATTTGGAACTTCCTCACCCGTATTTTCGAAAAGCGTGCGGATTTCCATTAAGTCACTCCTTCGGTATACGCTGGAATACACAACCCCTTTCCCCGGATTGTTTTTCGTATTGGAAGAGCCTCCAATAGATTCATACATGCCGCCATCTCCTGCGTAGAAAGCAATGTGCGTTGCGCGTCCATTTTTTCCGAAATAAAGCAAATCTCCCTTTTTCTTCTGTGATGAAGGAATCTTTTTCCCGATTTTGCGGTAACCGTCCGCTGTTGTCCGGTTCACTTTAAATCCAGAATCCAGAAGTACGTTGTATACATATCCAGAACAATCATATCCGCCTTCTTCCATGGATTCCCCGCCCCAGACATATGGCTTTCCAAGGTATTTTACACAATTTGCAATAATATTTTCCCTGCTCATAAGTTACCTCCTAATGATTTAATTCAAAATTGGTTTTCATAGCTTCTAATTTTGCTACGAACAATTCTCGTTGCCTCTTAATTTCATCTTCTGTCATAGGTTTGTTATTCTCTTCTATCTCCTGCAACAGCGGTTTCTTTATGTACTTTGTTTTTGCCCTTCTTCCGGCAAGACAGTGTTCTATTGCTACTGATACAGCAGATAGCATGTATTGCCCTTGCAACCACGAAAGATAGTCTTTTTCTTTTAGTTCTTCGTTGTGCGCTTTAAGGTATGGTTTCATGTCCGCAGGGCTTGACCAGTCAATGTCATCTACGGACAATCCATATCCTTTTGTCGCAACCATCAACTGCGGGCGTACTTCCTCGCAGTAGATTTCCCATGTTAAATCTCTACTATTTTCCCGTTCTGAACTACTTCCAATCTTGGTTGAATTTCCTCCTCTATCTGTTCCACTTTTTTCTGCTCCTTCTGGAACAGGCTCCGTAAAAAAGAGTCTTGCAATAATGCTTCCTGCAACTGGTTGGAAAATGCAATAACGTCGGCATCTTCGCCATCCATATATTCCTCAACAAGAGCAAATGCTTTGTCTAGTTGCTCCTCCTTCCCTTCGCCCGTATCGCAGTTATACTTAAAATCCGGGTGGTGAACTTGCAGACCGACGAGTACCGCTTCTGGCAAAAATAAAAGTAAATCCTCTATTTTCTCAAAATAAGCCTCCTTGTCATCATTGGATAAATCCGCAAACTTAACGAATTTTGAAATAATGTGTTCTTTCAATGTAGGCTTGTATGCAAACTTGATACTGTATTCTTTTTTCCCGATTTTTAATTTCATAATTTATTTACCTTTTCCTTTCTTTAAAAAGATGTTGCTGCTGTAAACGCTACTTTTTCTTCCATTCCGCGGTATTCCTCAATGGTAAGTGTCATTTCAACCACAAGAAGCTCGTTCTGTCCAAATTCTGGCTGTGGGATTGCCGTAGGAGGCTGCGCGACTACAAAAAACGCTTCATCAAATCCCGGAACGATTGTTTCAAACCACATTCTTTTCCCGGTTGCTTCCAGTCCTGCAAAATCAGAAATTACGTCTTTCCATTCTGCATTTGTTTCTGGCGTGAAGTTTACTCCAACAGGGAATGACCCTCCTGTGTCTGCCCTGCCTCGGACATACCTGTTTACAAAATCCTCTAATGCGCTTGCGTCAATCTGTTCATTTTCAATCGTGATTCCTCCAATTGAGTTTATCCTGTGCAACTGTGTAAATATTTCTGGTTTTTTCCCGGCCTCTGCTTCCACTCCATAGCCAAATGTAATTCCTAATGTGGAAATTCCTGCTTCCATGTATATTCCTCCTTAAAAATTTGCATAAAAATAAGAGCATTTCTGCTCTCTATGTCTGTTACAATATGTCTCCGTCTCCTATTACCCTTCTGTATCTTGCTGTGGTGATATATATATCTCCATTGTTATTGTGCATTGGCATTTGAAAAGGCTTGATTCTCATACTTTTCATCACTCTTAAAACCTCTCTTGCCACTTCGTCTGTTCTGCTGTTGTTTTGATTGTCGGAAACGTCAACTTGGAACGCCGCATTAACTCCTGGTATTGATGTTCCCTCCAAATCCGAACCTACTTCCTGCGAATCAATCATGTGTATGTACACCGTAGGAAACTTAGGCTTTGTTGATGACCTGTCACTTGTGGTAAAATTGAGGTCTTTATATTTCGCCTTTATCTTTGTGGAAAACTTCGCTTTTATCAGCGAAAATACTTGTGTTTCTATGCTGTCAAGCATTTAGACCACCTGCCTTTAAATGGTAGTTTCTCCTTTATTTTTTAAGCCGGAAAAATCTAATCTTTCTGCAATTTCTCCCATCTTTATTCTGTCACATGGTATAGTTCCGGTCGCGATTCTTCCTCCGAAATTACTTTCCGAATCTTCCTTTTCTCCGCAATATGAGTAGTAAGGTGGGTTTTTATGAATCAACGTTCCACTAAGGTTTGGATTCAAATAGGCTGGTGTGTAAACTGTATCATCTTCTGATGTTTCCTCTCGTGTAATCTTCTCAACAAGCTTACCGTCCTTGTCGTATTTCTCGGTTGTTTCAGTGATTTTTGTTTTAACCATGATTATTCTCCTTTACTTAAATATATCCTTTGCTATCTTCGGCACTTCTCTTATCAGTTCCATGCTTGTCAAATACATAAAAGGACGAGCAGGCATTCCCTCTGTATAATGCCATTTCCCGTCCTGCCCCGGGTAAAACCAGTAATATCTTCCCGTGCTTGCGTTCTGCCTTATTGTCTTTCCGACATTGTAATCCCAACTTACTCCCTCTGGCAGAGGATAGGGGTATGGTTTGTCCTCGCCTCGCTGTCCTGTTCCGAACTCAACAAATACAGCATGGGAAGAATCGGCAACTACCGCAAATATCGCTCCATATTTTGTAGAATCTATATACTTGCTTTGTATGCTTGCTATCAATTCTCCTGTGAAAATTGCGTCAAGGTCGGCTATCTGAACCTGCGCAATATCAACTCCCAATTCAGAAAGTCTTTTTGCCAACTGTGCCGCTTTATTCGTTAAATACTCTTGATACCTAATGAGGTCTTTCTGTAGTTGGCGGATTGACGAAATGGACAGGTCGGCTTTAAGGGGTTTCTTTGCCATAGGCTACATTCCCGCATTTGCCAATCTCATATTTTTAAGTTCAGTTGTTCGTATCTGCACTTGACCGCCCTCAATATGAATATCCATTGTCTGAACATTTGAAATGTCAATAGGCTCTCCGTTTAGCCTAAATCGGTTTCCTTTTTCCTGTGTCATGTCGATAACAAATGTGTTCAAATCATCAATTCTTGTCATGCCCTACCTCCTACAAAATATCCAACTCCTTAAACGTCTTTGCCAATTTTGGAAATTGCGTCGCAATCCAGTCTACGAGAACCTCGTCCTTCATGTAGCTGTACAGTCCGCTTTCTCTGAAATACGCATGAATACATTCGTGAGACAGCGTTTCCTTATAACACCGCTCTTTTTCTTCTTTTGTATCTCCGTCGCCAAGCATATTCTCTTTTGGTCTTATCCTTATTCTGTTGGAATATGGATGGCAGATACCGTCCGCACCGTCTTTTAGGATTTCTTCATCTGTTTCAATCGTGTATTCTGTTCCAAGAATATTTACTTTTGTGCAATCATCGTAATACTCTCCTGTTTCTACTGGATATTTCTTTCCTTCTACTTCCAGATACTCAACGTTTCCATCTTTATCCTTCTTGTAAATTGGTTTTAATGCCATATCGCACCTCACTTAACTACTGCCTTTAACACATACTTCACAAAATTAAGGCTTTCAGATACCTTTATAACCTCGTAATCTGCCGATATAGGGTCTATAATCTCATTGTTGGTATCTTTGTACCCTACCTCGCTTTTCGTCCAAATAAGGCTACCCTCGACGATTGGATAAGCACCTTTTTGACATAGCAGAGTGGCGTTATAGTCAGAGGTCGACAAGCCAAATTCTTGCGCCTCTGCCTCTCCGCCACTCATTGCTAAACTCGATAAAAAAGAGACAGGCTTGCTGTAGCCTATCTCATATTCCCCTGTTTCAGACGGTATTTTATTCCCGTTTTCATCAAGGTAATAAATGATGTTCCCGTCGCTGTCCTCGTAGTACTCGTAGATGATTTCGCCGTTTTCGTCACGGTTGTAGATTGGCACTTCTCCGATTTGAAGGGCATATTTCATGGATTGCTTGTTTTTTAGGAGGGTGCGCATAAAACATCACTCTCCTACAATATCAATGCCATACTGCACAGCACATTCATGTTCAATCTTGCACCCTCTGTAGTTCCGCCAACCCTCTGCAAAATAGGCGCAGTCAGCGGTAGATAGTAACTCCAAAGATTTTCCAATATACCACAGTCCAGAATTTGCATTGCCTGGCGCATTTTCCTCAATAAAGCTGTCGATTACTTCTACTTCGCCAAAACGCTCCGTGACGCGCTTTATAATCTCGGCTCTTTCTGTTTTGATTTCTTCGTCTGTTTTACCCCTCATGGGCTGTGAAATAAATAATTTCTTCATGTTCTTTAATCCCCCTCAACCTCTGGAAGTCCTGCAACGCTTGTCAAGATAGACAAAATTCCTGCCAGTGCAGAGGCAGACGCTACCATAATCCAATCCACGTTACCGAGTGCCGCCGCTGTGCCGATTGTGGCAATGGAAGTTTGTGCCACCGTTTTAACTGCTCTGATTCCTGCCGCATAAATCCATTTCTTTGTTTTATCGCTCATTATTCGTCATCCTCCTTATTCAAACGCCTCTCAATCGTATCAAGTCTGTGATGTGCTTGTTTTGCCGAAGCCTCGATTTCTACAATCTTTTCAGCGTGTTTCTGCACATCTTTTTTAACCGCCGACACATCATACTTAATATCAGTTGTGTTTCGGTTAATTTCATCAAGTTTCAGATTTACCCTTGTCTGTTCTTCAATCCGTTCCCGAATTTCTTTTTCGTCTGTATGCTTGCTGTTCTTTGAGTTAAAATAAATAACAGCCCCTACCGATATAGCGCTTATGCACACACCTATGAGGCTGATAACGATTGGTAATGTCATAACTTATCAATCCTTTCTGTTTCTTAAATCCGTCTGCCCTCCACCTCCTAATGACGGACGCCCTGCAACCCAAAGCTATCAATCCAGATAGGTTTTGAGCCGCGCACAATCTTCTAAGTAGGATTATGAAATTACGCCCCTTGTCCTCAATGCGGAAAGAAGCGTGTTGTATGCTGATATGACATCAGATATATCCGTTGTGCTATAATCAATGTCTGATACCGTTTCTGCTGTTCCTGTCAGAGTCTGCAATGCGTCAACGGTCGTTTTCTCGGCGTATGTAGCTGCTACATCAGCAGTCTTTGCGTATGCGGATAAATCAATGTCAACCGCGCCGTCTGTTGGCGTGAGAGCAACGCCATCAACTTTGACTTCTCTGATACTGCCGCCTGCCGCTTCCTCAATCATCTTGTCGATGCGTACCCAGTCTCCATTTGTCCTACCGAAAATTGCGTCTTTTGGCCTGCTTGGTACTTCTGGTACACCAGATACACCGCTGTTCCAGTCCTCGCCATTTTGTGAATATTCAAGTCCGTTTGTACTTGCTCTAAGATATGGCGCGGCTTCATCTCCGCTTGCGGTCTTTACATATTCCATTGTCGGCGGCGCTTCTTCCTCCAGCTCCTCCGGCATGATGATTCCGCCCTCTGTAATGGCTATTTTCTGCCACTGTGTGCCGATTGTTGTTCCGCTCGTCACGCGAATTTGAAACTCGTCTTTATCAGTCAGAATCCAGTTTGGAATACCGCACTTGCCGTCAACAAGGTCGCGCGAATCCTTGTTATTTTTCTTTATAAACTCGACTCTCTTTCCTCCCGGAATCGCCACAAATTCTTCATCGAAGTTAAAATGTAGCCCGAAATAGCTGACTGCGCCGCTGATTAAAGGCGTTTTGTCATTCGGGGTTCGCGTAATTGCCATATTTTTGACATCAAATTCAATATATTTCATTTATACCCTCCTATAAGACTACTACATAATTTGGAAAGTTTGATATTAAGTCAAACGTAATCCATGCCGCTTGGTAGCTTCTTGATATGGAATTTTCAGAATGAGAAGTTTGTCCCTCTGCCCCTGCTTTTGCATAAATATCCACGCAAGCCATAGCAAGGGAATTTTTCCCTCTTTCCAAATCGTAAACAATATTTCTTTCCGTGAAATGCTTTGGGAAGTGGCACTCGTTTGTGACATACTCGATTACAAAGTCGACTATGGATATGGGGAATTTCTCTAACTTCTCCCCTGTTTCTTCGACATACTTCTTCGCTTTTTCGGAAACATAGTTTGTCAGTTCGTTCATGCTCTCCATAGTGCCACCGCCTTTACAGTTCAAACTTTTCAATCAGCATTTCTTTCAACTTGCTACCGCTCGTTTCAAAGGCGTTCTCAATACCCTCTGCCGCCGCCAAGTTCTGCAATTCTGCGGTACTCATTTTGTTAATGTCGGTCTTTGTGTACTGCTTATCTTCTTTGGTTTCAAGCGTGATGTCGTCATCAGAAAACGGCAGAGAGTTCTCACTCCCCGCCGCATCAATTTCTGGCACATCTTCCCCTGCCTGATAATACTGCCCGTTTACCTTTACCATGTGGTCGTAAACCATATAGCCACACCTCCTATTTAACTTTGATAACAAAAATGCTGTCCATGCCCTCGAATGATGGAAGCACAATCTGGCTGGCCGTGGTTGTGACCGTAAATGACGGCTTGTACTCATTTTGCACCGCTACGGCGATGCCGCTTTCAAGTACCGTAATATCAACCGGGGCCTGCGGAATATCCATAAAGTTTCCGATTGTCGTAAGCTCCTCTGGCGTTGTGCCTCTCCATGTGTTTCCGAGCTGACCACTGCCAAGAATCGTCACATAGTCGTCGGGGTAAAATTTCTTCTGCGTGCCGTCATAGTCCTCAAATGCCTTATCATAAGCAATCCAGTCAAGACCAAGTTTGCGGCTGACAACTTCCTTGACAGTACTCCTGTCAACAAAGTCAATCGCCTGCCCTGTAATGGAAATAAGAGCGTTCTTAATCTGGCTGTTTTCAAGCAGATAGTTGAATGTCGTAGTAGTACCGATAATCGTTGTAGCCTGAACGCCGATACTTGCAAGGTACTCAATCGCCTTGTCAATGTCGGTAAGAGGCTTTGAAGTTGTCGCATTGTCCCATGTGTCATTTCCTGTCAGAGCAAGGTAATTCTTCGACTTCCAAGAGCCGTCCGAATCATAGTCATAGGTTGCGGTCGTGTTGTCTGCCATAGGAATAACAATCTTTACTTCTCCACTGGTAGGTGCAAGCAGATTCGTCCTCATACGCTCTGCGGAGATTTCCGCACCCTCAATAAGATTTTCCGTGTCGTTATACATAGAATCAATGACAGGCTGTAAGTACGGGTCGTTTGCTTCTCTGATTCTGGAAAGCTCCATAAGGTCATGCTCTCTTACAATTATACTTTCTCTAAAGAGCGGCATTTCTTCTTTGGTTTTATATGCTTCCCCTCTCGGTCTGATAGTAGGAATTGCGTCAAAGTTAGACGGTTTCAATGCCACGCCTAACCCTTTGTGCGTCCTGAACCATGCAAGGTCAATTCCCATCTTCTTTTTTGTTGGGAAATATGCTTCTCCCAAAAACGGAATTTTGTTGCTCTGCGTTTCGGTCATGTATGCCGCAATCGCAGGGGTGTTATATACTTCTGAAATATACATTTTCATTCTCCTTTTCTGAATTTTTGCAAACAAAAAAAGACTGAATGTATCAGCCTTTCAAAGTGTCTTATTGTTAAAATTAAGCACCGCCGCCGCTTGCCGCCGCAACTGTGATAATCGGTTCTTCAAAGCGGATACGGTTTCCTGCGTTGTTCATTGCCGTTACCAATGCGCCGTCGTAGGTCAAACCGCTGTTTTTCTGCGCCCTGCCTGTATGCACATATGCTTCCGTCAGGATTGTACCCTGCGGTCTTTCTTCTTGCACATCCACAAGCAGAATACCGACTGCGCCAGTCCACGGTGTAGACTTGACAGGCTTTCCCGCCTTGTCAATCGGTGTTCCTGCCTTGACTACCTTTTTCCCTGTCGTTTCATCCGCTGTCGCAGTTGAAAAATCAATCGTCATGGACACGCCCTTAAAAGGCGGTCTGTTCAAAATCTCTGCGCCTGCGCCAAAAGTTTTTGTTTCAACTAACATATCTCCTCTTGCCATTTCTCTTTTACCTCCTATAATTGTTCAAAATTGATTCATTGGCCGTTCCAGCCCTCTTTGCAGAAGCAACCGCCATGTCCTTAGCCATAGAATTTGTACCTCCGTCTCCAGACTGACCGCCCGGATTTGTGGAAGCATGAGCGATTTCCTGTTCTTTCGCATTTGCTGCCGCCGCTTCTTTCTCAATGATAATCTGTCCAAGAATTGTGTGGTCTACAGTTCCGTCATCTTTGATCACCTGTTTTGCCTGTTCTGCCGTAATCTTGTAACTTTCTGCCGCCGCCGCCCTCTGATTCTGAATGGATATGCTCTTTTCAAGCTCCGCCACCCTTGCATTGGATTTTTCCAGTTCCTTTTCAATTTTTTGCGTTTCTGTCATCTTGCTTTCTTCGATTTCCTCAATCTTTTTCTTCAATTCCTCCGCATTGGCGGCACTTGCTTTCAAGTCGTCAAGTTCTGTTTTAACTTTTTCCGCTTTCCCTTTTTCTCTTGCTACTTCGGAATTGTTTTGGTTCAGCAGTTTTGTTACCTGCTCGTCCGTTGCCTCTGGAAACAGTTTCAGTACATCTTCCCTGGTCATAATTTTTTACCTCCATTTTTCGCACATTTTTGTTACCGCAGGTCGTATCCTGCTACGATTTGCAACTTTCCGCAGTTGCCGCTTATTTTTAGATTTATAAAAAGCACATAGATTTCTCCATGTGCTTAATATCAGAAATATTTGATTGAACATCTACATGACACCACTTGGGATGGATTTAGCGAAAATTCTTCATCACGAGGAAAATTCATCAAACTATCACCCACTACAAACTGCTCTGAAATTTCCAAAACTTTATCGTCGAGTTCTCTGTGAGAGTGCCTTACTCTCCTGTCTTTCATGGTTATCCATTTCTTTTTTGTTTTTCCGTCTTTTAATGCCTGCACATATTCATCATGCGAAAATACATTGTTGCTTTCATTCTCTGCGATAAACCTTGACCTATCAGCCGACAAATACCATTCATCATCTATACTGTCAAAAGTTGTCTGGATGAATGTGTTTGTAAATTGGTGTATGTAATCCTCCAAATATTCGTCAATGCCCATGTAACGCTGTAAAATCTCCGTATAGCGGTTATTTATCTGTAAGGCTATATAATCCTTGTCTATGGCATTGCTTTCTCTCATAAGAGCGATTAAAGCAAATAGGAACAGCATCAAATCTTCTAAATCCTCCGCTACTTCTATCCGCTTTTCTTTTTCCTCGTCTGTCAAATCCATGTCGCCAAAGTAGGTATCGAATGATTCTGAACGTCTGTACGGTGTAGGTTGGTTTAATTCATCAATTTCCCTCGCCATTAAATCACCAACTTTATAAAATAAAAAGACAACCGATTTTTCGATTGCCCTTTACTTTCTGTTTTATTTGTTCTTGTGCCAAATGTCATCTCCTATTGGCGTTTCCAAAGATTTTTCAATACTCCAACCTCTGTAAATCCTTTGAGCCAAAGTTTTATATGGTATATTAAATTCTCTCGCCCATTCTGCTACGGTTTTCTTTTCTCCACGATATTCTAATACATGATTGCTTCTTTTGTTATTTGCTTGTTCAATAATCGTAGACCATTTGCAATTTTCTGGGCAGTAATCCCCGTTTGTATCTTTTCTATCAAGTGATATTTCTCTTGAACTTTTCTTTTCGTCATAACCGTTAGCATAAGACCATTCCATGAATGGAATAAATTCTTGCCACTCTGGACATATCTTAATTCCTCTTCCGCCGTAATCCCTGTAACTATCAACTTTCGGATTGTAGCACCTGTTTTTCATGTTACACCAAATCAAATATAATCTCGTATCTGTCATATCATGTTTTATTTTTCTCTTTTGCATTTCTTCTTCATTTAGACAACCGCAACTTCTTGTTAAACCTCTTTTAAGGCTCGTTGCGTGAACTATTGTATATTTTCCACAATCGCATTTGCACCTCCATCTTGTTTGTTGACTTTTCCCATTTTTCGATATATAGTTTTCTGCTCTTTCAATTACAGTTAATCTGCCAAATCGCTGACTTGTCAAATCATTAAGTTTTGGCATATTCATCACCTTCCTTTCAAAACCATTATATCATAGTTGCTAGTTACTTGCAAGTTATTTTATTTATTCTTGACAGTCTTTAACTAGCAATTTATAATACAATTAACAGGAGGTGTTAGTATGCCGCAAGGTAAAATTGCAGAAAACAAGGTTAAAACAACTATCGTTATGGAGAAAAACTTAAAATCATCATTGGAAGAACTCGCTAAAAAAGAAAGGCGTTCTTTCAATAATCTTATGGTTAGCATTTTAGCTGATTATGTAGAAGAAAAGAAAAGGTAGTTTATTCAGCTACCTTTTCTAATGCAATTTCTTCTTTTGGCTGTTCTTTCGGCTGTTCTTTGACTTCCTCTTTTTCTGCCATATCTACCGTTTTGTACAGATTATCAAAATACGGTTTACTCAATATGAATACTTTTTCAGCGTCTCCCCAAAGTCCACACGTTGCCGTTGCTACTTGCGGATTTATTCCTGCTTGCAGTAATACCGTCAACGCCTGTGCTTTCGTATAAAGATTATCTAGTGGAGAGTGATTTATCTGTGCTTCAAAATCTCTTGTCGTAATCCCTAAGTCATCTCCCGATATTCTTAACAGATTTAATACTATTTTTGCAAGTTTTTTATCTCCTGCTTTCACGAGAGGGTCTTTCAATTTCGCCCTTGTTTTCGAGAAGTCCCATCCCGCGCGCAAACTCACGGCTCCTTGAGTGTCGCCGCCAGAATTTTGGCTCTCTCGGTTCGGTATAGATAATATTGACAATGCGTTATCCCACAAATCGTCTTTTGCTACTTGGCTTTCTGTCTGATTTAACTCTTGTGACATAATATCGACATCAGCTTTATTCTCGCCATTATTTGACTTGACAACCAATGCCCCCATTAATTTCATTTTAGTAAAGGTTTCTTCATCTATGTCACAGTTTACAAACTTTACCCACGACTGAACAAATTGCTCTATGGAATCCATTCTGTTAGACTGCATATTATTGATTGTGTCTAAAATATCAATCACAAGTTCGATGTCCGAAATTCTTTCGTGATTGTTCGGATATTCAATAATGGGTATATCACCAAATGCGTGTAATTTGCTGTTAATTACTTTTCCATCTTTTATGATAAACTGTTTGTTCTTTGAGAAACACAGTTTGTACCATTCTTTGTTTTCATCTTTTAATTCCTGCACCGCAAGTAATGGTTCTTCTGTGCTTCTTGAATATATAACAAAAGTATTCATTGGACTTGGTGATACAATTCTGAATGGTAAATCGCTGTTTTCTGCAATTTGAACCGCCTTAAAAGAAGTTCCCGTTGCCGACTGCCATTCACCAGCCTTAATATCTTTTGACTGTTTGTCAGCGTCAACCATATAATCATTTAGAACGTCAACAGCTTTATTGATTCTTTCATCATCTTTTCGGCTTATATACTGTACTGGCTCTCCGTATGTCTGCCCTGTCTTAAACTGCACTATCTCATAAGCATGGTTTTCAACGATATAATTCACAATATCATCTCTCACTGTCTTTTGTCGGTATCTGATAGGTTGGTCTCCTTTATAGTAATCCCAAAGATACTTAAATATGGTTTTGTTCCAGTTAAAATCCCCTATACAACTACCCACAACAGAAACAATGTTTTCTTCTGTGATTTCGTCCACATCAGCATATGCAATTTTTCTTCCATAACAGCCTTGAACAAGGTCTTGCAGATGTAATCTGTTCATGGTTCACCGCCTTAATTCCAAAATAAAAGCAACCGCCTATTATTGCTCGGTAGTTGCTCTGTGATTTTCTTCAAATATTTTGTTTGCCACGTTTTTTAATTTATTGTGGCAATCTTCACAAACTTCTTTAACCTCATATTTGCTATCTTTTTCAATACACATTTCCCTTAATTCTCTTGGATAAATGTCAATACCGCCTACTAAATAGCAGTCATCTACAAATCTGTTGCATAAATCACATCTATATGCTTTTGCCATAATTACCCTCTCTTTCCGCGCAAATCAAATATCCATATGTGCTATGACTTTCATAATCTTGTTCATCATGCGTTTGTTAATCCTAAAAACCGTTGTTCTGCCCACATTTAATAACTCTGCACATTCTTCTATTGGGTGTTCATTATTCCTCATGGTAAACAGCATTTTCTCCTGCGTTGTAAAGTTTGCGTTTTCGATTATGTAGTCAAGTTCCGGTTTTGTGAAGTCGGGGATTATGTTTCGTGTCCTCATGCAGTCCCCTCCTTAAATATTATTTTCCCACGAAAAAAGACGCTGCCGTCGTGCAACGCCTTTTTGTTCGGGAGTATTTTGTCAATGAAAAACTCTGTGTGTTCTTCGAGTATAACTATATCAAAATATCAATAGGACATTCTAGGACACATTTTCACTTTTAAGATACAATTCCCCATATTTCTTTTCAAATTCCTGCAATGCCCTGCCATGTAGCCTTGTTGTGTTTCTGAATGAGTAATGCATATCTGTAGCAATTTTTTCAAAAGTTTTTTTCTCTATGTACCTTGAAAATAGAATATCATAATGTGTTTCATCTTCCATACTGTCAATTTGTGAGATTATCTCATTTTTCTTATCCACATATTCATCTATCAGTTTATCAATACTTTCTTCCATTGATTCTATTTTGCAAAACGCTGTGCCGATTTTGTCATGGTTAGGTGTCTTCTGCACTCTTTCCTCGTTTGGTATGGCAGATAAACCGTATGATAATTCCTTTAGCTGTGCCAACTCTGTCAGCTTATTTTTTATCATGCGGTCAAGTCTGCTTATTTGAGAAAGATATTCCTTGGTAGATGAAAATTTATTAGAAGTCATATCCATATCCTCCTGTTCTGAATGGGTTTTGTGCCGCTTCAACTTTTGCTATCCTTTTTGGTTGCGTAACAAATAAAGCGAAGTTTGCTAATCCGTCTGGTACATCGTCATGGTCGTTTTTCCCAACCACTGAATACGTCATCAGCCAACTCATCATTATTCCGTAATCATCTTTTGGCTTATAATTCTCTCTATCTTTAAACAAAACATGTTTTTTCACCCAGTCCGCATTGACAATAATTCTCGTTTCCTTATTTGTTTCTGTCGGCTTGTCCGTAATGTTGCACCTACCGCCTTTTTCTTCTACTCTCTTATTGACTTCATAGGAAACTCTGTCACCGCCAGAATTACTTTCAAATTCACACTGTTGCATATTGTGTTCTACAATAATATTTGACAATCTCTCGTACTGCACTCCGTAATCCGTATTGTCGTCACAAATACAGTCAAGTAAATAAAAGTCATTGTCATATTGATACATACAAGGCAGAAACATAAAATCTGTGCCCTTGTTTTTTACATCACATATTCCAAGTATTGCGTCTGGTTCTCGCATAGGCATTGACATAAATCTCCGTATGTCGTCCTCGTGGTAAAGTAATCCCTCTCTTTCTATTGGTTCATTTTTATAAAGACATCTGTATGAAATGTCGTCCATTCCTAACTCTTGGTCGTGGAAAAATTCTACCGACATTCCGTTATATTCGTAGTCAAAATTACTTTTTCCTGTTTCGGGGTCTATGTCTGGGACTGCAATAAATTTTACTCTTTCGTTTCCGGCATATATCTGTTTTAATCTTCCAATTACATCATGGACGCTCCACCTTGTAGCAATATGTATTTCCTTAACCTTTTCATTCAGCTTTCTTTGTCTTGCGTCCGTTCCATATATTCTCCATAACTTGTCAAGTGTTCTTTTGTTTAATGCTTCTTCTATGCCTCCTATCAAATCATCACAATAGAGATAGCGATTACATCTTACCTTTCCAGCATTTTTACTTCCAACAGAAGTACATTGAATATTTGAATAGGCTTTCTGTTTGTCAAAATTTATCCTCTGTCTTTTTGCGTCCGTACTTTGCAATTTGACGTTTGGAAAAATTTCATTCCATGTGTATTCCTCATAATTTGTTGTAATATCAAGCACTCCATCATAAAACATTCTTGTAATGTCGTCAGAGTGGGAAAAGAAAAGGCTGTAATCTTTCGGGTGTCTGCCGATTATCCATGAACAAAAAAACTTTTCAAGCGTGGTTTTCTGCGTTCCGGGTGGCATAGATATTGATAAAATATCCAGTTTATCATCTTCCAAATCCTGCATTGCCTGTATAAGCCCATGCTTATTTAACTGTTTTCTCTTAGGAGAATAAAACCTCTCGCTTATCTCTCTTTTCTTTTCAAGATACAGAAGATAACTCTCAAATTTATACGGAGCTTCCAACTTCAATATCTCATACCACTTATCCACCATTTCATGCCCTGTCTTGTTGGCAAAGCAGAATTTTTCAAGCTCCCATATGTCGCCGCCCGCACCGTTAATGACATACTGGTTTATCAGTTCTTTTGCCCTCGGTGCGATTTTAAGAGCGGTTTCTATGTCGTTGTCTTTTTCGTTTGCCCAGAAGACGGCAGTAAAATAAGCCTCAACCACTTCCAGACTGATTCCATGATTTTCAATGAATTTTTCATACTGATTTAGTGCTGATTGTAATTCCTTAGACACAAAAATGACGCTCCTTTCTGCTATTCAGCAAAAATAAAGCGCCATTTCGCTTGATACATACACCCTCTTGCGTATGCCATTAGATATTTTCTTTGTAAAATATTTTATATCCGTGCGTTTTCTTCATTTTTCCTCTAACGCACTTATTTACATTTGACAATGTTGTACCTATATAATCCGCAGCCTCTTTTTGGCTTTCAAATTCTTTTCTCTCTCCTGTTTCAATATTTTCAATAACAACAGAAGAATTTCTTCTTTTTCCAAGCTTCATACATATTATTTCTTCGTCTGTATATCCTCTTCTTACTCTTTCCGTTAAAACATTATTGCTTACCCCTAATATTTTAGCCCACTCAACAATAGTGTGCGTTTCTCCGTTATATGTGATTTTTTGGCTCTTTGAGTGAATAACTCTTGTTTCCCTTTCTTGTGGAACCGACAATATTTCTTCCTCTTTCCACCCCTCTTTCATTCTTCCTCGTATAGTTGTTATGCTCAACCCCGTTATCTTAGACCATTCTTTCATGGAATGGCTTTCTCCACAAATGACTACTTGAGGTTCGCTTTTATTGTTCTGTTGTTCCTTTTGTGTTATCCACCGACAGTTTGACGGTTCGTAATTTCCGTCATTGTTAATACGGTCAATAGTACATTCTCCACGCTCTGCATTTTCGTCATAACCAGTGGAATACGCCCATTCAGAAAATTTCTGAAAACCGTTCTTTCCAAGCCATTCCTCACACATAGTTATTCCTCTTCCGCCATATCTGTGATATTCTGCTTGATTTTCATTAAAACATCTTTGCTTCATAGAGGCGTAAATATGGTAAAGTCTCGTTCCTGTCATATTGTGTGTCGTGCAAGCCTCATTTATTCTTTCTCGCATATAACAACCGCAAGATTGAGTTCTTCCAGATTTTACAGCATATGTTCTTATGATTTTTTCATTACCACAATCACAGCGAAATAGCCATTTTCTATCCCCCATGTATTTTATTGCTGTTAATCTTCCAAAGTGCTGACCTGTTATGTCTTTAAATTTTCCCAATCATATCACTTCCAATCTACCAGTTATAATCTCCCTTGAAACCGAACCAAGAAACCTTATATTCCTTGCCCTCTACTTCGGGAAATGCTATAAATTCAGCAACAACTTCAAACATCAATGCCATTTTCAAGCATATAACTACTAATTTTTCTTTCATGGTAATTTTTCTCCTTTGTATCTTGAAATTGCCACGCAAGAGTGATATGGTATATTTATCAACCGCTTATGTGGCTTGGTAACATAAAACAGTCGGTGCTTTGGTCGGTGCAGACTGTTTTATTTTTTCTGTAAAACCAACTGTATGCCTTGCCTTATGGCTTCTGCTTTTGTGATTTTTTTCTCTTTGCAATACTCCAAAAGCCTTGAATGTGTTTCATCATCAATTCTAACTTTCACATCATGGTCTTTTCGGCAATCCGTTGGTCTGCCCGTTCGTGGACTCAATTTTCATCACCTCACTTTTGAGTTCCATAAGTCAATTATATACTTATGAGTTCCAAAAGTCAAGCGATTATTTCACAATCTTTTTATCCACCGCAAAAAATTTTATTCCGTCTTTTGATAAGTGTATTTCTATGTGCTTGCCCTTTAGCAGTTCCTTTGTAAATTCCTGTATTTTATCTTCGAGTTGAAGTCGCAATTCCCTCTCCGACATTTATGTACCTCCTAAAAATATTTATGAAACAACGCCCTTAAAGTCCGTTTCCATTCTCCGTTTTTATATTCATAACTGCCAACAAATACACTGCCTTTAATCATTGTGACATTATTCATTTCTACTGGCGGTTTTGGAATTTCTTTTCCATTCACAATAAGTTTTCCGCTTCTGGAATCGCATATCTGGCAATTCACAATTTTGTTTCCATTTCCAATTTCAATCATTTCCTCTTTCCTCTCCGTCTAACCATCGGTAAATGATGCATTTTACGCCAGTTGTTTGTGAAATATCTTGGCATGATGCTTTGAAACACGTTTTTCATTCTTTTACTTTCTTTCCTTGAAATTTTGAATGTTATTTCTCTGCCCTTGAAATATTCTGGATTTCTCAATGCGCTGTCAACATCAGAAACTATCTCCGCGCAATCCTCTAGGGTTATTGCGCCACCCATTTGCATAGGCTTTAATTCTCCGTCTGCCTCATAATATATTTTTCCATTTTCAATTTCTCCAGTCGGCATTATCGCTTCCCTCCAAACGCAAATCCCTCTTGCTGACCTCAACGCATTCTTTCCGTTTTTTCTCATTCATGCATTTTCTGGATTGGTTGTAGCGGCAGGTGGTTAGGTTGCACTTACTATCTGCGTATCTTTTAAGGCTCTCATTCGTAATTTCGATCCCCATTGTTTTTATTCCAATCATATCATTTACAATGCCTTTTTCCGTAATAGGAATTATTGATTGATTTATTCATTTTCAATTCCCCAATCTATGAATTATAGTGTACCTTAAACCCTTTCGTCGCATATTCCGCAACGTCTTTCTTCAATTCCTCTTTGCTATCAAACGTATCTTTCCGCAGTTCGCAGATACCTTCTTTTTCAACAGCATATATGCCGCATGGGATTTGTTTGCTTGCGACTTTTAGAACGCCCTTATATTCTTTTCTTCCCATTTCGTAGACGCTTTCATTTAAAATTACTTTCATTCGTTACCTCACGATTCGATTTTTTATTGCTCTTTCTGCCATTCCAACTTCCGAAGCCTTTTCTCTCTTCATTACATGTACGCACCAGTCAGAATACACAATAAATTCGTTTGATCTTTTCTCATGCAGATATTTTTTGATTCTATTTTCCAATTCTCCCATAGCCTGCCCAATAGAATTATGAGAATATTCGTCCTCATATTCTGTTTCGTCCATGTATGCCCCAAATACAAACCAATCGTCCTTTATATCTTCAAGAAACTGTTTGTATTCTTCTTCAATCTCTAATTGCATTTCTCTTTCTCCCACTTCATCTATTTCTCTAATATCTGAAAACTTCTTTTCCGCAATTTGGGCAGGCATATGCCTTAAGTACATTTGACATACCTCTTAATTCATATCTTGATTCGCAATTCGGGCAAAATCCATTATTCCAATCAGTGGAGTAACATAAATTTACTACTATTAGCAGAAAAGCAATTGTCCCAGTAATTCAAAGTGTAAACATTTTGTTTTCAATCTCCCCTTGTTTCCTCATTATGATTGCAGTAGACAAGCAGATGTTCCGCTATCTGCCTTAATTCTGATATGTCAAATATGCGATATGTATCTTTGTATTCCGATTTTCCTATAACAAGAGGCTCGCATTCTCCGCTGGCTGTTATCAGCAGATCCGCAACTGCAATAGGTTCTGTCGGCAAAAATTTTTTCAATAGATTTTCTTCTGTATAATTTTCTCCGTTGCACAATCCTTGTAAGCATTTGATTATACCAAAAATATAAAATTCGCTTTCCTCTTTTGCATTTTTCTCCATTTGCTCTCTGTAATCAAATCTGTTTTTATTTGATAATCTTTCAGCATTTATATTGCAATGCTCAAATATTGCCCTTGCCACCTCGTTTACGCTGTATCCGTATGAAAGCTGTATGCTTGACATAATCTGCTCTAAATATTTATTGTTTTCTTCAGTCAATTCATCAATCTTCTTCTGATATTCACTTATCTGACAGTCTCGCTCTTTCTTTGTATCATCAAAGTCTTTTCGGTATTTCTCGGATTCGGAATTATTATCTTTCCCCTTGTTCGCCCATTCTTCGCAAGTTGTAATCCTAATTCCCACATATTGATGATTGTCAATCATCTGCCTTGCTTCTTCCGTTGCCCTCGGAAGAATATAATTGACATATGTGTCAACCCTTGCTTTCATTCGTCCGCAACTTTCCTCTAACTGGTTTATTTCATTCTGTTTCTTAACACATTCTTCCTCCAGTTCGGAAATTCTGCGCTTACAATATTCCAAATCGTTCATAATTATTCCTCCATTCTGTCCTCATACCCGTTATCAAGTTCCCTCAAAACATCTTCAAGATAATATGTTGGCTTGCTCATGGTCTTTGTCCGGTTGCAAAGCACCCTCTCATAGTTATCTATGATAAATTCAATATCTTCTCCGTCATATCCGTAATTCTGGTAGAATTTCCAGAATGATTTTATCTTTGTAAGGAATTTTAGGAATTGTTTCATGAATTACGCTCCTTTGGATTTGGAATGTTTTTAACCAACTCTTTCATAAATTTCTCTCTTACTTCTTCATCATGCTTCACAAAATTCAAAGTTAATTGCTCTCGGATTGATAGATTATCACGCCTTGAATATTCTCTCTGCAAAAGTCCGTCATTTCCCACATACTCAATATATGGCGGTGTAATTTCGCAAGCACTGATACTTACTCCGTTTGAAACCAATTCTGACAAAATGGTTGAAAGGTATTCAACTACTTCTTCTTTGTCCCATTTTTCAAAACCGGATTTCGTTGCTTCAAATATTTCATCTTTACTCATTCTTATACCTCCACCAAAATCTCAATCAATTCTTCCTCGGAAATTTGTTTTGTATCTATGTAAAATCTTCTTTCCAACTCTCTTAATGTATCATGTGCAAATGCCCATTGTGCAAATGTTTCATATTGAGCAATCGAAACAGTGTCAATATAATATTTTGTCCTGCCGTAACTTCTCTATAGATTTGAACTATTTATGCTTACTGCTGAAACAATGAACTTGTCCGATTTGAGTTGGATGTTTTTGCAGTCTATGTCAAAGCTGTCAATTCCACGCTGTTTTAATTTAACCGCAAGGTCATTTATGAAATTTACTGCCTGTTTGCATGATGTGGATATGTATATTATCTCAAACATGGGTTATTCCTCCACTTTCTTAAACCCTTGAAAATCGGCAAAACCAAAAGAACCGTCTTTGCATCCATGCGCTGTATTCCCTTTGTCGTGTGGAAAAAGAGGGATTATAATGCTGAATTTTGCAATCTTTTTTATTGCTTCGTTTTCTTTGTGCATTTTCCCGCAAGAAAATATTTCCCCGCATAATCTGCATTTATAAACCGCTTGATACATCTGTTATTCCTCCGTCAAACTTCTGCCACACATAGGGCAATGCGTAACTCCTCTTAATGTTTTCCATTCCACGCAACTACCTCCATATACACAAATGCAATACGAGCCATCTGCAAATTGATATATGTGATTTTCATCTGGATAATGATTTACATCTTCCTGTGGCTTTCCATATATTTCTTTGCAAAATTCACACATCATTCTACCTCTCCCAACTCAAATAATCTCTGTCCCAATCGGTTCAAAACACCGTCCGTCATAAATGCAGGAAGATGATAATTTGTTTCATTCCCCTTGTTTGCCCCAAAATCTCCATCAAAGAACATATCCACCATTTTCATAAACGCATGGTCTTGCCCTATCAGCCGTTCAAAGTGTGAATACTCACTGTCATAAAAGCAATCCATTTTCTCTGTTATGCGTATAAGGGTTTCATCTTTCAGTATCGGGTGTATCAGTCCTGTTTTGTCCGTATACCGCCTAAAATAATGCTCAATGGTTTTAAATATCTCTTTGGCGGTTTTCTCGTCATAGTTGGATATACAGATATTGGCAAGTCGTTTCATCATGTCTTGTTCATCTGCTTTTTTACCGAGATATTTTTCTAATGCGGTTTTAGGCGCAGTCATCTTCTTTCGGTTTTCAGAAGAAGATGTTTTTGCCTCTACATTATCGTTAGATAATGTTTTATCCTTTGTAGTACTTAAATCTGTATCACTTAAATCATTGTTACTCTTAAATTTGTTATACTTATCTCCGACTTTTAATCCACTACCATGTGGATTTTTATCAATAGGGTATGTGGATTCAATTCCATAACCCTCTTGATTATTTTCCATTCCATCCGCAGAAGAATCCGCATTTTCGGTCTCATTGATAAAATCATCATAAAACTTCTGCGTGAGTTTGATTGTCCGTCTGTCTATCTCTTTTGTTCCCTCTCTGTATTCATAGTTCCTTTTTATGTATCCGTTATTTTCAAACTTCAACATCATCTTCTGTACAGTATTTTCTTTCAATCCAACAAAATCAGCAAAATGCTTGTTGTTCGCAAAGCACTCACGTTTTTTCTTTTTCGTCAGACTATATATTTCAATCAGCAGAAATTTTTCATTAGGCGTAAACTCCCTTGTAAGATAAAGTCTTTCTGGAATCCAAACGCCCTTAAAATCTCTATTTTCTGATATAATTATCTCTTTCTTTTCTCTTTTTACCGTTTCACTCATAAAATGACCTCCAATCCATTTTTAATCCTCCAAATTTATAAAAACAATAGGCAGGCGTTGGAGGACGCTTTTCAGGAGCTACCTTAGCCTATTGAATTTACTAAAATAAATTAAGATAATCTATCGGCCATTCCTTTTACAAACAGATTTTGTCTTTTGGATAAGCCTATGTTTAGCCGTTTAACAAGGCTGAATCCCCATGATAAACTGCTTCCTGCCCTTTTCTTTGGCGGTTTGTCCATAGATTCTCTCTGGATTCTGCTTATTGGGAAATCATCAGAAACTTCTCTTGGTTTTTCCCACGGAACATTGCACCAATGGTCTTTGAAAACATATAAAAAATCATTACAATCCTGCATGGTATGAAAATAAAAAGTTCCTCCAAATGTAAGGTCTTTTGCTTTTAATTCAATCATTTAATACCTCCGTACCGATAATTCCGTGATTATTGTGATAACAGCAGGCAGGCGGTCACGGTTCCGCTTTTCACGTTGCAATCGTTATCCTGCTGTTAAATTGCGGAGGGCGGATTTGAACCGCCGTTCTCATGGTTATGAGCCATGCGAGATAGACCGCTTCTCCACTCCGCTATAATACCTCTCTAACGCTCCTATTCTCCCAAAATAACCCTCTTTTGTGTTTTGACGAGGAATTGTAGGGTGTTGGGTTAAAATGGCTTAAAATTGATTTTATAGGGTTATGCTTCCTCAACTTCCCCGAACAACTCAATGTATTTTTCTGGCTGATACCTTCCTATATTTGACATTGCATACTCTATTGTTTCTGGTCTTATATCGCGATAGGCAGTTTCAAAAATGCTATATGTTTTATTTTTTTCATACTCCATATAATCATAATCTGTTGTCTGACAAGAAAAATAATTCCCCTTTTTCGTTACAAATAAAATTCTATAGTCTTCTGTCGGAGAAATAAATTCTGCTTTTTCGGTATCATACAATTTATTGTTTATGATTGTTTTTGCGTGCCTTGTTCTCCTTTTCAAAATCGGAAGTTCACATTGAAAAGATTTGTTTTCTTCTTCGGTCTCTCCCTCTTTCTTTTCCTGCTGAATTTTCTTCTTCCAAAACATTCAGATTACCTCCTAACTTCATTTGGCGGTTTATCTGGCAGAAAAAATGTTCCTGCCAGTGTTATTTTTAATTCAACGGGGCAGTGACCGCTTTACTCCTGTCTAGCGTAGTGCTACTACGCCACATCTGCATATCGGAATCGAACCGATAAAAGTACGGAATCGCTTTTGGTTATGGCTGACCGTTTTCTCCCATTGCAGAATGACGGATAGGGGAATTGAACCCACCATTACAAGGTTGAAAGCCTTGTTTCCTAACCTTTAAACTAATCCGCCATTGTGTGCCTTATAAACTACCCAGCGGATATGAATACATAAGTTCCTATGACCTATGCCCACACCGCCTCATAATACTTCCAGCGCACTATCCGCAACCAACCGACTACTGCAATCACGGTTAAGTCTTATCTACTGCGGATAAAGTTTTTCAGAAATCCCGCCTGCAGGAATCTGGGATTTCCTTTAGGTAGAAAATGTTGCGGCGTGGATTTGAACCACGCATGACAACGACTTTACCGCAACAGGTAGCACCGTACAGGTTCCTGCGCAGCCTTATTCATTATGTGTCTTGTTCCTAACCAAAGTGTGCGTTGTCTTATGCTTAAGCGTCTACCCATTCCGCCACGCAACAACCAAGTCTTTCCTTGCGTCAGCAACGTCGCCCCGTCCTGCAATTAAGCCCCATACATACGATTATGGTATTCCTCACAGGCTCTCCACACCGCTAGTTGCTGTGACCACACCTTCAGCCACGCCCTGCATGCGGCACTTGGGAATCGAACCCAGCATCTCTGTATCTCTGTTATGAAGATTAAGCGTTTCATCCATTGAAACCTCTGCCGCACCGTCCAATTTATGTCTATGAGGACTGCATAGGATTTTAGTGTCTTCACTGACAAATGGGCGGATATATGGATTACCCATCAGTAAATTGCGCTCCACACAGTAGAGAACACCATATAGGATTACACCCAAAATCCCCACGGTCATTTGACTTGCCTTAACAGCATTCCACTATGGGGTTTTAGGAATTGTGGGATGGCGATTCTTGATTTTCCCCTTTGAGAATCATCCCATTGAAACGCTGGGGATGCGGTCTGCCGCGCGCCTTGCCGCATAGTGCGTTCGTACACATACAATCCCCAAGCCCAACAGCGAGGAATTGAACCTCAATCTGGCTGTTCCTGCCATGCCTTAACCAATTAGGCGACTGTTGGATAAATCGGCGACAACGAGACCAACAGACTGCCGCCGATACAATTCACGCATTTAATATTTTTTGTTATAATCCGCCATATCCGCAATGTTTGATAGTTTTGTGGGTTCATTCCGGTTTGCGCTCCTATGCGCCATTCAATATTTATTCTTCTTGCAGATATGGCTTTCGCGGGACCTCATGCCTTGTACGCAACGCCGGATATGAAAACCCTAACATATCCCCGCCGTACATCAACGCCTCTTTTAAGGACTTTTTGACTATGGCAATCCGTTCCGCGAGCTGAAAAACAATTATTACGTATATGGTAATAATCATCAAAACTCCCTCGCTTTCAGATTTTCAAATTTTGGCGCATATTCCCAGCTTTATTCTGCGCCGCTCACAAACGCCTCATTGATTCATAAGGTGCTTTTCTTCGTCTGCCATGAGCAAATTGGCAATCAAGGATTTGCACCTTGAGCTTGTGTACAGTGGGATAAATACACAAACCGCTTCTTGCATTGCCATAAAATTAATAAACAAATGAATAATCCGTTTTCATATCTGGTATTTCCACGATAATCTTAAATCTGTCATTGGGACAATATGCGTAATTTCCGCATTCATCAGCAAGACAAAGTGTTCCATCCTCGTCAATGTGAAATCCCTCCACGTCGCAATACATTAAATGTTTCGCCCATTCCTCATGTAGTGCTATCTTTTCAAGTTCTGGGTATTTTCCCGTCTGTAAATCTATCACATCAAAACGTATCATTCTTCCCTCCCGATAATCCTGTCTGCAACCGCCTCTGCCACGTCATAAAGTCCTGTTCCTGCCGGAATTTCTTTTAATGCACTTACTATGCTTGCGACGAAAGCATTATACAACTCCTTGTCAGCGATAAGACTTCTGCGTAGCACCTTTATGGCATCCGTTACCGTTTCTGGCGTAAATCTGAAACGAACATCTGCATTATCAATCTCTATATCTGGAAGTCCAATGGTTTCAAAAGTGAAAATTGGAACTTCGCCAGCGTTTTGTTCAAACTGAATACTGGTTGCCTTATTGCTTATCTCTATATCATCAATAAAGGCATGTGTTTTATATGAGTTATCCGATATGATTTTTACCATCATTTCTCCTCCTTATATCCGCTTGCATATATCGCCCGTGCTTGTTTCTTCGCTTTCTTCTTTGCACCTTTACCACGGTATGTCTTGCCGGATTTTCCAAATTTGTAACCGCCATTTACTTTGTGGACTGGCATAAAAACACCACCTTTTTGTTTTTTTGAAAATTTTTCATTTTTCTTTGGTATTTTGATGGATTTCATCGGGAGTGGGTTGAGATTTTGGCTTTGGTGGATTGTAAATTATTCGTTTTTCAGATTATTTTCCCAATCGGAAAAGCGTGTACGCATATCTCCATAAACTGCGTTATCGTCACTACTGCTATATTTCTTTCTCATATATACCTCAAGTATAACCATAAACCGATTCTGCAAAAAGTTTGATGGGCAGTCCTTAGAGTTTTTCTCTATCAGCATATGGTAGTCCAAATTTGGATAATAAGTGTCTATTAAAAACACATTATTTTCTTCTAAGAGCTGCAAAAGTTTTATACACGCATAATCATCTTCAAATAAATCCGATGCGTCGGAAACCAAAAGAACAAAATCCTTTTCAGTTTCTAATAGTTCTCGGATTTTTATCATGTCTGCATAATTATCGTATGCTTCTTCGCAAATCATTTCATCTATCGGTAAATTCATCTGTTTTGAAAATTCAATAACTTTGTTTTTGCGATTTTTAAAATTGCCGTCTTTATCTCTAACATATCCAAATATTTTCATGCTCAACCCTCCCCGTATTCTTCTAAAATTCTGTTAAGGGTTGGTCTTGAAATGTTTAACATCATAGCCAACTGTGCCTTTGTCTTGATTGTTCCGTCAACATATCTCTGTATCAGTTCTTCGGCGTGCTTGTCTATGCCAGTTTTCTTCCTGCCGCAATTTTTATACTTTCCCTCACGCTTGGCAATCTCAATTCCCTCCGCCTGTCTTTCAAGCATATTTACACGCTCAAACTCATATATTGCGGCAAACATTGTAAGCATGAGTTTCCCGGAATTGGTATTTGTGTCAATGTTTTCTTTGTTGCTTACAACGTGTATTCCGTTTTTATTGAGCCTGTCAACTATGTTTAACAAGTCTGCCGTGCTTCTTGCAAGTCTTGAAAAATCGTGAACGTAAATCACATCTCCGCTTTGAACCTCTGCAAGCATTCTTTGAAGTTCTGGTCTATCCATGTTCTTACCGGACACTTTCTCAACGTACCATTTCTCAATCCCGTGTTTTTCAAGTCCTTCAATCTGCCTTTCCTCATTCTGCTCTATCGTGCTAACTCTGACATATCCAATCTTCATGTTGATACCTCCTGCGTTTTTCTTTTATTTTATCACAAATCGCAAGGCAATGCAAGCGGTTATTGTCTTTTGACTTGCATTTTTCTTTAATATCTGCTATCCTTGTCAGAAAAGGAGGTTGATTGTTATGCCAATGAATAGTCTTACAATCCGTATGCCAGATGAGCTTCGTAAACAGTTAGAACAAGAGGCTAAAACAGACGGTAGGTCTTTATCCAATCTAATTATCAAAGTATTAAATGACTATGTTGAAAGTAAATCAAAGGATAAAGGGGAAAAGTAAAGTATATAATTATCAATGTTCTGTGTGGTATATATTATATAATTTAATACCCTTTTTAACTTTTGAAAAATTTTCAGGACTACTCTATATGAGTGGTCTTTTTCTTTTGGCGGAAACTTACGGTGCTTAGTAGGCGGTTGGCGGTGTTCCTCACAGACCCCCCGGCGTGCCTTTCCAGCCGCTCCCACGCTCCGCAAGGCTCTTTTTTATCGTCAATATGCACAAAAATCATGCAAACATTCGTTCTTGCAATCCATGTAAAGAAATGCCACGCCTTAACTTTACGCCTATATTGTGGTTCTATCCCCCATCCTCCCCAACATCTAGCATTTTAACCTCACCACCTCCCAGCTTCGGCAGTTCCGCAGCGGTCAACACTCTTTGCTTGGACTTATCTTCCCTAACACCCGGCATATTCCACGCATAATGCCGATTGAGTACACCTAGTACGCCCACAGGGTTCTGCCTGCCAGTTACCAGTTTGTTCGATAGGCTTTCTTCGCGAAAATCAAACAATTTTTTGTATACTGCAAAACTCGTAGAACTTAGTCTATCCTCGTTCCCCCATAATCTTATAGTCTCTGCATCTATCCCTGTTAAATTACTAAACCCAATTATAGATACCTCTTTATCATTCACAAAGCATAAATCTATATATATATCACATACACCATTGACTATCTCATAATTATAAGCATTAAAATTACTAGGTATATTATTATTATATATATTTACATTATCTTTAGATTTAAGTATATCAGGACAGCCAAACACATGTTTGTGAATATATCTCAATGCCCCATTCCAAACGCTTTGGCTCTCGGTTTTTATATCCTCAATGCCCTTCTCTTCGCAGAACATAGTCAAATACATCTGTATATCATTTTCAAATACCTCTTGCGCCTGTTCCCGCTCCTGCACTTTCTCCATGCTCTACACCTCCAATCTGCCTAAAAATAAAAACCCCCCAACACAACCAGCCAAGCCACAATGTGACCTGCTGATGCGCCGGGGTTTGAATCTCCGTCGGGTACAACTGTAAAATAAAACTGTATCTTAATCTTAAAAACCTTAATCCGTTTATTAAATTATCTATAAATCTACCACACATTTATTTGTCTGTCAACTGTGGATTTATAGAACATATGTTTATATTATATTTAAGGGCAAAAGAAAACCGCCAGAAATGGCGGCTCTCATCAAAACTCTTCATAGCCGACAACATCCCAGTCCTCCGGCTCTCCGTCCTCGTCGTAGCTGGTCGGCTCTTGAATCGGTCTGTAAGTGCTTTCTGTCCCATCCTGATTTTTTACTGTATAGACTTCCCCGTTCCATTCGGTGTCGATTAAAATTACACCGTTTTCAAGAAACACCGGGCTGTACATTTCAAACCCGTATGTGCTGACCTCCGGGAATCTTTCTTCAAATTCAACTTTTTTAATCTCTTTTAACATAATTTCCACCTTCCAGCCGTAACGGCTGCCTTTCGTTTTTTATTTGGGCTCTTGCCCTTTGCTTAAGTATATATTACCATTTTGTGCCTTATATGTCAAGCACTTTTTTGAAAATATTTTGCCTTATTTCAAAATTTTTTCTTCACGCTCCAGCTTTTCCGCAACCGCCAACTTAATAAAATTATTTACACTACTATACCCCGCTTTTTCAATGCGTTTTTTTGTGCCACTTTCAAACCGACAATTCACACGCTCAAATTTATCATCATATTTATATATGGCTTTTCTTTGTGCGTCTGTTGTTTTTCTTTCCTTTTCCATGCGTTCCGCTCCTTTCTGTATGGTTTCTTTTATATTACTTCTTTTTGTGCCTTATGTCAAGCATTTTATTTTATATCCTTATTATATAGATATTTTTATTTTGTGCCTTATACATATTGCACAATGAATTTACTAACTATGTGCCTTATATTTGTGCAATATTACATATTGCTTTTGTGCCTTATATATGCTATTATAATATTAACAAAAGAAAACAACGCATTTAAAAGGAGGTAAACATTATGTATTACATTAAGGATTGGTTTTTAAATAAAAATTTTAATGGAAACGAGAGATATATCATCAATTTAGCCATGATTGGCGGAGAACTGCATGAGGTTCGGCAGACTGAAAAGGCGATTCAGTTTAGAGCTGAAAGCGATTTCGGAAATTTTACATTCTGGTGTCCGAAAAGCTGTATAGAAAGTGAAGAAGAGGTTGAGAAAAGACGCCAGGAGCAGGCAGCACGATTTGAAAGCGGATTAAACTACAACACTACTCTGGTAGCGTTTGGAAAAGAAAAAGGAGTTAAAGGAATCCGCAGCGGTTTAAAAACCGCTACACTGATTAAAAAAATCACAGAGGAAGGGTTTGAGGTGCCTGCCAGAGCATAAAGCCGTCACAGCGGCTCTAAACAGTCCATTAGGCTGTGAGCGTCCGGCAGAAATGCCGGGGTTGGAACAAAATAAAAGAAAAATGGAGGATACGAAAATGAGAAATACAGGGTTGAAATTTACATGGGAAAACGGAAGTAAAAACAGCAATGCAATCAATATTTTTAAAGAAAACGGAATTAATTGGGAATACAACCATTTTGGAAATCTAACAGCCGACTTTTACGGCATCGGGATTTTTGAAAAAGTAGATTATAAACATCTCGAAAATGATGATTTTGAAATTTGCATCGTATAAAGCCGAAACGGTCAGGAATGACCGTCACTGACAGGATGGCAACCTACAGTCTGACGATGGCAGGCTAGTAAAATTTGAAAGGTGGCAGAAATTATGAAGAAAATAGAAAGAATAATGCAGTATGTAAAAGAACAAGTAAATGTTGATTTGTCAGAAGTCAGGACCGATTTCGCAATGAAATTTGAGCGCAAAAACGAAATTATCATTGAATATCGGGAATTGAGCAAAACGGAATGGAGAAAAGTCGAAGTGCTGGCGGCAACTAAAAAAGTAATAAGAATTGAAGATGTCGGCGTTTGGGGAAAGATGATTGCATTGACAGCCTGAACAGCATACACCGGGGCGCACGTCCCCGGCAGGCTTTTACAAAAATAAAAAGAAAGGTTAGGCGGAAAATATGACAAATTTATACTGGTTTACAAACGATGACGGAGAAAATGTTTTAAATGATTTTCGTGGAACGGAGCAAGAAGCCGTAAAGTATGCAGAAGAACAAGCAAAGGTTTTAGGCGAAGATATTTATGTAAATTGCGGAGAAGACATTGTTGATGTCGCATTTGCATAGGCAGACCAGCGGCGCAAGTGTGCAAGCCCCTTGACTGCCATTTATCAATAAAATTTAAGGAGGATATGGAAAATGAAAAAATATTACCAAATTTACGAGGATAGGAAGACGTATTTTCTTGAAATCGACCACGAGAAAAAGACTTTTGCAATCGGAAGTGTAAGTGGAAAGAAACGGAAGAAAGGTTATAGCGATATAGACATAACAGGATATAGAGAGCAAATTTTGAGAGTAGGAGTTGACTACAAGTGCTTGTCAAATTGCATAACTTTATAACTCCCACATTCAAGCGGTCAGCCGGTGCAAGTCCCGGCGGAAGTTTTTAAAATCCCCAGCCTCCAGGGATAAGGGGAGAAAGAAAAGGATATGACAAATAAAGAAGCCTTTGAAACGATAGGAAAAAGAGCGGAAGACCTCGTAAAGAAACCGGAAGTGCAAAAGAAAATGTTGCAGATTGCCAAGGAAAAAGGAAAGAAAGAAGCCGAAAAGTGGCTTTATATGTCAACAATCGCTACATTATGCGGTGCGTAGGGCGGCAATCCGCCCTTTCCACATTGACACGCAACCACACAGGAATTATAATTTTTGAAATGGAGGGATTTTGAATGAAGCGGTATTTTGAAACCTACAAAGAGGCAAGAGAATTTATGGAAACTGTAAATGTGCTTGATTATGGGATAAAAACAATAAATGGCCAGAAAAAATATTGGGTTCTATATGAAAAAGATTAAGCCTGCAACCTCAGGCTATTTTCTTGTGATAGATTTCAAACACTGTATTTTGCGATTTAAGGCGTTTTGCACTTTTACCCTATAAATTATCGTCAAATCAATTTCAAGCCGAATTTTAGCCATTCAGCGTTATCGCGGGGGATAATAAAAAGCCTACTTACTACAAGCAGACTTTCTATCATTTTCGCACACCATAACCAGAGCAACTGCCAAATATCGGCACTTTGATAATTCTTCAATCAGCTTCTTTTCGGTCATTTTTAAAATCAAGAAAAATATCTCTTGACTTGTAACTCGTAACAGTGTATAATGTAACTCGTAACAAGAAAGGAGGGATAAAAGATTTCACCAAAAAGTAGAGCCGATTACATGAAAGAGCGACGGAAAACAACGAGGAATTTCAGTGTTGAGGTTGACAGGGAAAAGTTTGACCGATTAGAAAATAAGTTATCGGAAAAGAACACAACCAAAAAAGAGTGGCTTAATCAGAAAATCGACGAGGAACTAAAGGAATAGAGCGTTTCGCCCCTACCACAGTTTGAAAACGCTCTA